ATGTCGAACCCACTGGACCCCGAGGTGATGTCCCCGGCTGAGCGGCTTGAGGAGGCGGCCTCCCTGCTGGCCAGGGGCATCCTTCGCCGCCGACTGAGGACGGCGGACGGGAGAAAGAAACCTCTTGATGTTCTTCGGGAAGCGAGGGATGAATGTGTCGAACCCCAGTCGGAAGGGAGAGACACGTGAGTGACAGCACGCTGAGGCAGATCGCTCAACTGAACAAGCTGAGCTTCTCGGAATTGCAGGCCCGGTGGCGCTCACTTCTCGGCACCGAGCCGCCCGCCTATCATCGGCGCTTCCTCGTGAAGCGACTCGCCTACCGCATCCAGGAGCTGGCCTACGGGGGGTTGTCCGAGACCACCCGCGCCCAGATGGCTGGCATCTTGCAGGACGCCGGTCTGGACGAGCAGGCCTCCATCCCAGGTAGAGGCCGGACACAGAAGCGGCCTAATGACCTGCCCTTGGCGGGGACGCGCCTGGTGCGAGAGTGGAATGGCAGGCGCTACGAAGTCACCGTCGCCTCCGGCGGATTTGTCTTCGAGGGACGCCGCTACCGGTCGCTGACCGCCATCACCAAGGCCATCACTGGCACCCACTGGAACGGCCGCGCCTTTTTCGGCCTGCGTAACGGCACGCCCAAGGAGCGGGAGTGATGAAGCGTCATCGGGAGAGTGAGAAAACGGAACTCCGGCGCATCCGCTGCGGCGTCTACACTCGCAAGAGCACCGAGGAGAACCTGGACAACGACTTCAACAGCCTGGACGCGCAACGGGAGGCGGCCGAAGCTTACATCACCAGCCAACGGCATGAGGGATGGGTGGCGCTTCCCACCCGGTATGACGACGGGGGGTTCTCCGGAAGCAACATGGAGCGGCCGGGGTTACAGCGCCTGCTCGAAGACCTGGGAGCCGGGCGCATCGACTGCGTGGTCGTCTACAAGGTGGATCGGCTCTCTCGCTCGCTGCTCGACTTCGCCAGGATCATCGAGATCTTCGACCGGCGAGAAGTCTCCTTCGTTTCAGTGACCCAACAGTTCAACACCACCACCTCGATGGGCAGGCTGACCCTCAACATCCTGCTTTCGTTCGCCCAGTTCGAGCGCGAGATCATTGCGGAGCGCATCCGAGACAAGGTGGCCTCGGCGCGGCGCAAGGGCAAGTACATGGGAGGGATGCCTGCGCTCGGTTACGATGTGGACAGGGCGAATCGCAGGCTGGTGGTCAACCCGACCGAGGCCGAACTCGTCCAGCGAGTGTTCCGCCGGTTCGTGCAGATCGGCTCGACCACCGAACTGGCAAAGGAGTTGAATGCTCAGGGCTTTACCACCAAGACCTGGACGACGCAGAAAGGTCGAGCCCGCCCGGGCAGCCCCTGGAACAAGGACCACATCTACCACCTGCTCAACAACCCTCTCTACATCGGCGAGGTCAGTTACAAGGGGCAGCGTTATCCGGGTGAGCAGGAGGGCATCATCAGCCGGGAACTGTGGGATCGGGCGCACGCGATCCTGGCGAGCAACCACCGCGTCCGAGCCAACCGCAGCAGGGCCGCCACGCCGGCCTTGCTGCGCGGCATTATCCGGTGCGCGCACTGTGGGAGCGCGATGGGGCCGACCTTCACCAAGCGCCGTGGCAAGTTCTACCGCTACTACCTTTGCGTCCATGCTTCCAAGAACGGCTACGGCTCCTGTCCCGTCCGCACAGTTCCGGCGGCCGACATCGAGCAGGCGGTGGTGGGGCAACTACGAGCTATCTTCGGCTCTCCTGAGATGGTGGCGGCCACTGTGCGCTCTGCGCGACAGCAGGCCGAAGAGCGGATCGAGCAACTGGCCCAGGAGCGCGACAGCGCCGAGGTGAAACTGGGCGAGCTCAAGCAGGAGGCGCTTCGCCTGGTAGCCGCGCGGGAGAGCGATGATGCACCCACCTTCATCTCCAGTCAACTGCGGACGCTGAACGCTCAGATCGAGGAACGGGAACAGGCGCTCGAACGTATCACCTGTGACCGAGAGGCTTTGGGCGGCAGCCGCATCACCGAGCAGGAGGTCATTGAAGGCCTGACCTCTCTCGACTCGGTGTGGGAGGAGCTATACCCTGGTGAACAGGAGCGCATCGTGCAGCTGCTGGTGAGTCGGGTGGATGTCGGCACTGATGGTCTGGAACTCCAACTGAGAGCCGATGGCATGGAGAGTCTCGTTCTCGAACTGCGTGACCGCGATGAGTGAGGAAGTGCTCGCGTGAACAAGCCTGATCGTCCGACCCTCACGACAGATGGTGGGTGCCTGCGCGTGCGCGTGCCGATGACCTTCAAGCGGCGAGGCGGGCGCAAGGAGATCGTCGTGTCGGAAGGCCTCGATACCGCGCGTTCGCCGGCACCTAGGTCGGGCGATCATCTCATCCTCGCCATCGCTCGCGCACATCGCTGGAAGGAACTGCTGGAGATCGGTCGCTACGCCGACATAACGGAGCTGGCGCAGACGATGGGAGTGAACGCCTCGTACGTCGGCCGCCTGCTCAACCTGACGCTTCTCGCTCCCGATATCATCGAGACCATTCTGCTGGGACGAGATCCCGGCGGCCTGTCACTGGAGAGGCTGTATCGGCTGCCCCTCGCCTGGGAAGAGCAGAGACGGGCGCTGGGGTTCCCGGGAACGTAGCGCGCCCACGCTCGGCCAAACGGCGCGTTGCCCGTGTCGAGGGCAGGGATGATACCTACCCCGACCTCTGTTGGGGCACACAGGGGCTTCAGGCGCGGATTCTGGGGCAACGTTGGGGCTGGCGCCTAGTGGTGCGTCCCAGGAGTGCCTTTACAATACACGGCCTTGGACGAGATCCGCTCGCACGAGGCCGCACCAGCGCCCTTCCACGCGGGCGCCGTGGCAAACTGTAAAGGTTCTTCAGGGACGGTGCACTAGCCCTCGGGGGCTGCCTACTGGAGGCCGGCCGAAAGCCGACCGGCACTGCCTGCGGAACGGCACTCCCCTGGACGGAGACCGGGGCAAGAGCGCAGGAGGACGCTGGCTGGGAAAAATGACTCTTGACAGGCAGTCTGGCGTGAAGTATAATGTAAACAGGTTACAGAGGCAGCCCCCCGCTGTGGGGAGCGCCACCATAGGCCGGCCCAGCCGCGGCCGACGAGAATGGAGGAGCAGAATGGCTGGTAATCCGGAGTTCGGAAAGAGAATAAGGGAGCTGCGGGAGGCGAAGAAGCGAACCGACCCGGCTTTCTCACTGCGGCGGTTCGCCCAGGCGCTCAAGATGAGTGCGACCTTCATCAGCAAGATGGAGACGGGGCAGTTTGACCCTCCGCGCGCCGAGAACATCAAGAGAATGGCCGAGCTGCTGGGAGCGGACCCTTACGAGTTGCTCCATTTGGCGAAGAAGGCTGACCCGGAGCTGGTCGAGATGGTCAAGGAGCAGCCGAAGGAGATGGCTGACTTCCTGCGCACGGCTCGCGAGCAGGACGTCACAGCCGAGCAGCTGGCACAGTTCACTCGCTCGCTTCGTTCCCGGAAGAGGCAAACGCCGTGACCCGATACCCGATAGGCGGCAGGAGAAGGGTACCATTCGTGAGGCCAGTTGAGATCGAGTCGGCGGCACAGAGGCTGCTGACAGCCTATGCCGAGAGGTTCAAGGTCGCCCTTGCTCCTCCCATCCCGGTAGACGAGATCCTGGAATCCCACCTCGAACTTGACCTGCGCTTCGACAATCTGCCGCGGCTTCTCACCGAGCCAAGGGCTCTGGGCGCTACCTGGGTCGTGCAACGGAGAGTGAGAATTGACGAATCTCTCGACCCGTCTGTGTACCCCGCGATGGAGGGGCGCTACCGGTTCACGCTGAGCCACGAGGTGGGCCACTGGGAACTGCACCGTCACCTCTACCTGGGCCTCAAGGACCAGGGCCTGCTCTTCGGTGGCCTGGAGCAGCCCTCCGTAATCTGCCGGGCGGGCGAGAGGTTTGACCCGCAGGAGTGGCAGGCTAACCAGTTTGCTGGCTATCTGCTGATGCCTCGTGACATGGTCATTCATGCCTGGCAGGCGCGACGCGGCGACCTCGAGCCTTACGTTGCTGCTGATGAGATGGCAGATCTCTCGGTTCGCTGGTCCTTGGGCGAGAACGAGACCCCAACTGTCGAGATTGCCCGAGACCTGGCCCGGGAGTTCACCGTCTCTGGCCAGGCTATGCAAATCCGGTTGATCGGGATGGGACTGATTGTCACCAGCAAGGCCCAGCCGAGTCTGTTCCACGGGGAGAACACCAGGTAGTGCTCTCTTTTTTTGCCCCTACCGTAAACGGTTTACTTGACAGATAACAGAGTGCTACGCGGATGAACTGCATAAGGCTACATCGGGCGAGTGCCCGTGACGCAAATTCCATAGAAACGGAGGTAACTGCATGTCCAGCCCCCCAGTTGTTCGTGTCCGGACCGCCACAACGGAGCAAGTAAGGAAGGCCTGCCTTCCGCCCGCTTGTCAGCGACTAGTGGAGTTGATGCAGGAGATCCACTTCGGTCGCATCGAGCGGCTGCTGATCCGTGATCATCAGCCCCAGTGGCGGCCGGCGCCTCGCGTCCTTCGTGATGTCGCTTTGGGCAAGGGAAGCCGCCCCCGCCGGCGAGGAGCGCGGGGCGACTTCCAGCTGAAGGGCACCGTCCGAGATCTGTTCCGCCATCTCGACAGGCTGTCGGATGGCACCATGATCAGCCTGATCATCCAGGACGGGCTCCCCGTTCGCCTCATCATCGAGGAACCGATCGAGGCCTGATCCGGCCTCAACTCTACAACCGAATACCACACCAGACATCGACTGGCCGGACGACGGAGGTCGCTGTGGGTGCCGCCATTCTGGCGTGCCTGCGGCGACCTCTGTTCGTGTAGCCGTCTTCCCCAGTTGGCGGACACCCACTCGCCCTCCTCGGCGGCCGCAAGGAGGACGAGATGGGTTCCGATCCCAGCCGCACGGAGCTCGACGCTTATGCCGTTCAGCTCATCAAGCACAGGGCCCGACAGTTGGTTGGCCGGGCCGGTTATACCAAGGACGAACGAGAGGATATTGAGCAGGACTTGAAGCTCGACCTGCTGCGCAGACTCCGCAAGTTTGACCCGTCCCGCGCGTCACGCAACACCTTCATCGCGCGGGTCGTTGAACACGGCGTCGCCCGGCTCATCGAGCGCCAAGAAGCCCCGATGCGCGACGTCCGCCGCTGCACGGCTTCCCTGAACGACCGGATAGAGGGCGAGGAAGGCGAGCACGTGGAGCGCGGCGACCTGGTTGACCAGGATACCTACCTGGAGAGCATCGGGCAGCCCACTATGCCCCTGGCCGATCGGGTCGCGCTGCGGGTGGACCTGGAGCGAGTGCTCGCGACGCTGACACCTGAGATGCGCGACCTGTGGGAGCGGCGCGCGGAAGGGCAGACCATCACCGAGATATCCCGCGAGACTGGCATTCCTCGCGGGACGCTCTATGACCGCATGAAGGAGCTGAGACGGCTGGCCGAAGACGCCGGATTGCGGGAGTACATGGAGCCCTCATGACCTGGCCCGACACTTTCACGGCGGCTCCGGTAAGTAACACCTGGAGGCCCAGCCGCAGGCCCCGACCTGTGCCTGGGAGGCCAACGTGAACCGAGACATCTACCGATATCGTTTCAACGAGAATGTCCCACTGCGGGAAGCCGAGGAGTCGCTGCTACTGGCAGTCCTCGCGGTGGAGAGCCTTTACGGCCGCTCCCCGGTTCGCCTCGACGCAGCCTTCTGCCTTGACCGGGAGAAGCGCTCCTGCGTGGTGGACGCGGGAAGCGAGGTGGGGCGAGCGATCGCCCGTATCTTCACCGGCTTCCTCACCCGCCAGTTCGGCGAGGAGGCGTTCCGCGTTGAGCGGGCCGGGCCTGGAGCGCCGGAGCCAACGTCCTCGGTGGGGGTGCGCGCGTGACGCCTCGCATGGCCACCACCTATTCCCTGTGGAGCTTGTTCCGCAACTGCCGGAAGGCATGCTACTGGCGCTATATCCGAGAACTTGCGCCGATCAGGCGTGATCCTCGTCTCGGCTTCGGGACGCTCATCCACGAGTGCCTGGAGCGATGGCACCGTGACCGTGACCTCACGGCAGTTCTGGGACACCTTGACCGAAGACTCCCCAACCGGAACCAGGATGATGAGCAGTGCCGGGACTGGCGCCTGGCCACCGCTATGATGGCTGGCTACGCCAACCGCTACCCGGTCGAGGAATTCGAGGTTCTCGCCCTTGAGCACACCTTCGGAGGGGAGATCGTCAACCCGGCCACTCGTGCACGGTCTCGCAGCTTCGTGCTCGCTGGCAAGGTGGACGGCCTGGTGCGCATCGGGGACGAGCACTACGTGCTGGAGCATAAGACCGCCTCCAGTCTCGACGGCGGTTACCTGGAGCGGCTCTGGACCGACTTCCAGATCACCCTCTACGCCTACTACCTGGAGCAGGCGCTCAGCATTCGCATCACCGGCGTGTTCTACAACCTGCTGCTCAAGGCGCGGCTGAAGCAGCGCCGCACGGAGAGCGATACCGAGTTCGAGGGGCGCCTGGCAGCCAAGTACGCTCAGCCGGCCATGTTCCACCGGGAGATGCTCTACCTCTCCCGCGACCAGTTCACCGTGCTGCGCGCCGAGCTGTGGGAGCTGACCCAGGCCTTCCTCGACGCCAGGCGACGGGACACCTGGTACCAGAACACCGCCTTCTGCTTTCACCACTACCGGCCGTGTCCTTACTTCGCTCTCTGCCGTTCCGGCGACAGCCCAAACGTGATTGACAACTTCTACCAGCACGTCTCCCCGCACGAAGAGCTGCGGGAACAGCCGGGTGCTTCCGCAAGCGAGGCCCCCGCATTCTGACCGAGGGAGGAGAACCACCATGCTGCCAACCGAGAAGAGTCCACCCAAGCGGGATCTCGCCGACCTGACCGTGTTGGTCTACGGGCCAAGCAAGATCGGGAAGAGCACCTGGTGCTCGCAGGCTGAGGGCGCGGTGTTCCTGGCGACCGAGGCAGGCCTGAACAACCTGGAGGTGTTCCAGGTTCCGATCACCACCTGGGAGGAGTTCCTGGTCGCCTGTCGCGAGGTGGCGGAGGGAAAGCACCCCTTCAAGACGGTCGTCATCGATACCGTCGATAACGCCTACCGCATGTGCGTGGATCACGTCTGCGCGAAGTTCAAGATCCAGCACGAAAGCGATCTCGGCTTTGGCAAGGCCTACGCCGTGATCAACAACGAGTTTCACCGGGTATTGAACAAGCTCTCTCTGCTGCCTTACGGGCTGTTCCTGGTCTCCCACTCCCAGGAGCGAGAGATCGAGACTCGCACCGGCAAGCACACCCGGATCGTCCCCACGCTGCCGGACAGGGTGCGACAGATCGTGCTGGGCATGGCCGATGTCATCCTGTACTGCGACTTCGAGATCACGACTGGACCGGACGGCGGCACGACCACCCGCCGGGTGATGCGCACCAAGCCGCATGTCAACTACGAGGCCGGCGACCGCACCGGACGGCTGCCGGAAGTGATTGACCTGGACTTCGGCAAGTTCCTCGAGGCGTTCAAGCAGGACACATCCGCCCGAGCTGCGGAGCAGCCTGACAAACCCACTACCCCGTCCAAACCGGCCGCAGAGAGTCCGCGGCCGAAGCCCGCCTCGGCGGGCAGATAATCCACTCACAAGGAGAGTGAAAGATGAGCACCTATGAACCCGATGCCGCAACCCATCCAGCAAGCTCAGGGCAGGCCCACGATGCCGACATTGACCTGGCGCAGTTCGATGACGACTTCGCCGAGGCCCCCATCGAGGAGCGCGACTTCGAACCGCTCCCCGATGGCAAGTACCAGGTCGCGGTCGAGAAGGTCGAGCTGACCCGTGCCCAGACCTCCGGCAATCCCATGTTGAAATGGACTTTGCGCGTGCTCGGCCCCCAGCACAAGGGCCGGCTGCTCTGGCGCAACAGCGTGATGGCCAGCCGCGAGAACCTCAAGTGGTTGAAGACCGACCTGCACACCTGCGGGCTCGACCTGGAGAAGCTGTCCGACCTGCCGGCCAACCTGGAGAGACTGCTGGATGTTCGGCTTGAGATCACGAAGCGCACGAAGGACGAGAACGAGAACGTCTACTTCAACCGGCGCATCGTGACCGAGGACGCGGGCCAGGGATACGACGCGGCCGCCCAGGACGCCCTGAACCCGTTCTAGCATGCGGCCCGTTCGCCAAGCCCAGGGCAGGCCGGTGATCGTGGTTGACACGCGCGAAATCGAGCCTTACTCCTTCGACCCGGAGCGCGTGGCGGTGATTCGTCGCGCGCTCCCCGCCGGGGACTACTCGCTCGACGGGCTTGAGGATCGGGTCGCGGTGGAGCGCAAGACGCTGGACGATCTGGTCACCACCGTCATCCGGAGCAGAGATCGCTTCCGCCGCGAGCTGAAGCTGCTGAGGGAGTACAAAGCGGCCTGCATCGTGGTCGAAGCCGACCTGGCGGAGGTTCTCGCAGGCCGCTACCACTCCGGCGCCCACCCAAGTGCGGTGCTGGGGGCAGTGGTCTCCATCGTGATCGACTACGGCGTTCCCGTGTTCTTCTGCTCCGACCGGCAGGTGGCTCGCCTGTTCACCGAATGCTACCTGCTTCGATTCTATCGAAAGGCTCAGACTGCATGCGAAGTGCCTTGAAGAAACCGGTCACGGTGCGCGGTCGTGTGGAGGAGGTCTTCTACTCCAGCCCTCGCTTCTCGGCTGGCCGACTGCGCACAGATGACACCGAGACCATCTCCTTCGCCGGGCCGATCATGGTGAGGGAGCATGACCCGGTCGTCCTTCGTGGCTGCTGGGAGGAGCACCCGAAGTATGGTCGGCAACTCAGGGTCGAATCCCTGGAGTACGACACCGAACTTGATGCTGAGGGGCTGGCCAACTACCTGGCCAACCATCCCGACATCAAGGGTATCGGGCCGGTCAAGGCGCGCCGGATCGCGGAGCAGTTCGGAGACGACTTCAACCGGGTGCTTTCGGAAGAGCCTGAGATCATCGCCGAGGCCGTCCATCTTTCCGTGGAAGCGGTGCACGCGCTGCGCGAGGAGTGGCTACGCACGAAAGCGGTCAATGCCGCCCTCATCTGGCTCTCGGCCTTCGGGCTGACCCACCATCAGGTCAGTACGCTCGTCGAGCGCTTCGGCAACAACGTGGTCGCCCTGCTGCAGACTGACCCGTACCTGATTGCACGGGAGGTGCCGGGCTTCGCCTTCAAGCGGGTGGACAAGATCGCCCGCAAGATGGGAACGCCCAAGGATCATCCGTCCCGCATCCGCGCTGGCATCCTGCACTGCGTGGAGGAGCGCGTCGAGCAGGGCGACTGCTGGGTCGAGTACGAGGAGCTGATTGACCAGGCGAACGCTCTCCTTGTCATGGACACCCTCGACAGCCGCGCCCGGATCGAGAAGGCGCTGGATGCGCTGATCGAAGACAAGACGCTCTCATGTGCCTCGTGCGGCGGCCGGTTCCTCGTGGCCAAGCCTATGCTCCGGGCGATGGAGGAAGATCTGGGCAAGATCTTCAGTCGGCAACGCACCGCGAATCCTCACTTCAGCGAGGTCGGCGACCTCGAGCAACTCATTGACCACGCCGCGCCGCAGTTGAACGTCGGGCAACGGGAGGCGGTGCTCACCACCCTGCGGAACCGCCTGGCCCTGATCTGCGGCGGCGCGGGGAGCGGGAAGACTTTCACCGTCGCTGCGATCACCGGGCTGTACGAGGAGCAGGGGCTGTCCGTCATCCTCGCCGCGCCGACGGGCAAGGCGGCGAAGCGTCTCGAGCAGGTCGTGGGGCGAGAAGCCTACACCATCCATCGGCTGCTCGGCTACGACGGCCAGGAGTTCAAGCGCACGGCAGAAGACCCCCTCGAAGCCGCCGTGGTGATCGTGGACGAGGTCTCGATGGTTGACGTGCCCCTGGCCTGGCACCTCTTCCAGGCGATAGACCTGGAGCGGACCGCCGTCGTCCTGGTGGGCGACCACAACCAGCTCCCACCCGTGGGCCCGGGCAATGTGCTCCGGGATCTGATCGACACGCGGGCACTGCCGACAGTTGTCCTCGACGAGATCGTCCGCCAGGCCGGGGTGCTCAAGGAGAACTCCATCGCCATCCTGCGGGGCGAAGTGGAGAAGACAGCGCCCGAGAACGGAACCGGGCGTCGCCCCTGGTATCTCGTGGATCAGTTCACCGACGTCTGGGACATTCAGCGTTTCCTGATCGAGCTGTTCGAGTCCGTGCTGATCGAGCGATTGGACTTCCACCTGGTGCAAGACGTTCAAGTCCTCACTCCGACGCGCAAAGGGCCGCTCGGCGTCGAGGAGCTCAACGTGAAGCTGCAGCGCGCGGTGCAGGAGATGCTCTGGGGCGTGGATGTGCCTCCTCCGAGACCAGGACGCCGGCCGCGTTTCCTGCTGCACGACAAGGTCATCCAGAATCGGAACAACTACCAGCTGGGGGTGATGAACGGCGCGGTGGGCCAGGTGACGGCCATCGAGCGCGACGGCGCGATGGAGGTGGTCTTCGATGGTCAGCCGGTCACTATCACACCGGACTCCGGCCGCCTCTCAGATCTGTCCCTGGCCTATGCTCTCACGATTCACAAGGCGCAGGGCTCCGAGTTCCCCTGCGCTATCGTGCTGGTGCACAAGTCTCATTCCTTCATGCATCACCGTAATCTCTTCTATACCGGCGTGACCCGGGCGCAGGAGGTTGCCATCGTGATCGGTGACCGCTGGGGCCTGCGTAACTGCGCCCAGCGCAGACACCTGGAGCGGCGCAAGACCTTCCTCTCACTGCTGGAGCGGCCGGCAGCCATATGAGCAACGTCAAGGACTACTATCGGCAGGTCACGGAGGTGGATATCGGGGAGATCGCCCGCGAACTCCTCGGCGCACGTGTCGTGCATGAGAGCGCGCGACTGCTCGAGGCCGACTGCCCGCACCACCAGAGCCAGTCGAAGCGCTCGCTTCACATCATGCTGGACAAGCAGGGATGGTACTGCTTCGGGTGCGGCCTGGGCGGCGACGTGCTCCAGTTGGTGGAGTTCGTGCGCTCCGGCCAGGTGACACGCGGCCAGTCGGGTTCCATGCCCGAGAGCCACCGCCAGGCACGGGACTTCCTGGCCGCAAAGGTAGGGCTGCCGCCGCTGGCCCAGCACGGCATGACACCTGCCCAGGTCGCGGAAGTCGAGGCGGCCCGCGCCTTCGAGCTACGGGTACAGGAAGCGCTGACCGAACTTGCTCGCTACTACCACGCACGGCTGAAGGCCACCCCCCAGGCCCTGGAATGGTTGCAGTCACGCTACCGGATCGCTGCCGAGACCGTAGATCACCTGCTGATCGGGTTCTCGGCCAACGACCCCTGGCGTGAGGGAGACGAGGAGCGGCCCGGGGTACTCTCCTGCCTGACCAAGGAACCACATGACTTCACGCCACGCGAGTTGGCAGCAACCGGGGCATTCCGCCCCACCTCACAGGATGGGCTGACGCCGTTCTTCGAAGGCAGGATCATCTTCCCCTACTGGAAGAGCGGGCGCGTGGTGTTCCTGATCGGCCGGCGCACGCCGTGGACTCCCGATCAGCCCTGGGAGCAAGGCAAGTATAAGAAGCTCCCCGTGCACGACGACCAAGCTCGCCGGCACATCGCTCCCTGCATCAACAACTCCGTCCTCTACAACGAGGACTGCCTGCTCACACGGCCGGAGCGAGTCATCATCACCGAGGGGGTGACCGACTGTATCTCGCTCATGGAGGCCGGCTTCCCGACGCTCTCGCCGGTCACGGTCAACATCCGCGAGGCCGACTGGGAGCGGCTGTTGCCGAAGATCGCGGGCGTGAAGACGGTCTACATCTGCCAGGACAACGAGGTCTCGCAGGCAGGGATAAACGGGGCGCTGCGCACCGCGCGGGTGCTGAACGAGCATGGCATTGACACGCGGGTAGTCATCCTGCCGTTGGAGGAGAAGCACCGGAAGGCCCGCCAGGAACTGGCCGACCGCTTCGAACTGGAGGCCGCCGTCGGCCCGCGCGAGCTGGCAAAGCGATTGGAGGGACGGTCACAGGAGGAGATCGCCGAAGCCGAGCGTCTGCTCTCGGAAGCCAAGTTCGATGTGAACGAGTATTTCGCCGCCGGCCACAGCGCAGAAGAGTTCGAGGCCCTGATCGCCAGGGCGCAGACGCCGCTTGAGTTCGCCATCTCGCGCCTGCCCAGGGATTCCCCAGAGGAGGAACGCAACCGGCTGCTGGAACCCATCCTTCACGACATCGCTGCGCTCGCGCCCCTGGAGCAGAACCGTTACCTGAAACTGGCGCAGGAGCACTTCGGAAAGGACGCGCTGCCCCTGGCGGCCGTCCGGGAGCAGGTGCGTGCCATTCAGAAGCAGCGGCGCGCCCATGCCCGCGAACGGCGTCGCCGGGAGAAGCGCCAGTCGGATGCTCCCGAGGGATCATGCCGCGCCTGTGTCGAGCAGGTGCTGCTGGCCACGGAGGAGGAAAGCGGCGCGCCCGACTGGGCCCGGGCCGCGGAGGCGGGCTACACCTGGTTCGCGGAACACGGCGCCCGCTTCTTTCGCACCCTGGCCGGGGAGCCGTTCCTGTTCTTCGAGGAGACCATCTACTGGATGGACTCCTCCGACCGGGGCCGGCGGCGGCTCTTCAATGCCCTGATCTACAAGCACACCGGCCTGGTGCACACCACCAATGGCGGGCGCACCTTCTACGAGGTGCTCGCCAACCTCGCCGTCCAACGCGGCGAGCTGCGCGACCATTTCACTTGGCTGCACACGGATGTCAGTCGTTGCGCTGTCTACTTCAACCTGAATAACCCGGAGCACGAGATCGCGAAGATCTCGCCGGCGGGCGTGGAGATACTCAGGAACGGCGGAAACGACGACGGCATCATCCTGGAGGGGTCGCGCAAGATACAGCCCATCCGCTACCTACCCGAGGCCGACCTGGAGCAGGCCGACCGCCTGCTCGTGGAACTGATCGTTGACAACCTGACCTGTCCCTCCGGCGACCGCTTCCTGATCCTCTCCTGGCTCTCGTGTTTCCTGCTCATGGACTTCGCCGGCACCCGCCCCATGACTCGCTTCGAGGGGCCGACAGGCTCAGGCAAGACCACCGCCAGCAAGCTGATCTCGGCGCTGCTCTACGGCGAGCCGCAGCAGAAGAAGAGCACCGACGCCGCCAACTACAGCGACGGCTCCCAGAACCCGCTGATCGTCCTCGACAACATCGAGGCCAGGCAAATGACGGAGGACCTCACGACCTTCATGCTGACCTCGATCACCGGCATCGCCAAGGAGAAGCGAAAGTCCGGCACCGACTCCGAGACGGTCATCGAGCGCACGAAGTGCCTGCTCAACACCACCGGCATCGAGCCCCTGGGCGGCGAGCTGGCCGAGATCCTCTCCCGCTCGTTCATCATCCGCTTCGACATGGACGAGGAGGCCCAGGACTGCTTCCTCGAGTCCCAGGTATTGGCTCGCATCCGCGAGAACCGGGATCTCCTGCTGTCGGCCTTGATGAAGCGAACCAGCCAGGCACTGGCGATGATCCGAGACGGGGCGCAGGAGCGGGTCATGCGCCTGCTGCACGCCTCTCTGGGCAACCACAACAAGCGCCGCTGCAACGACTACCTGAGCCTGATGTACCTGATGCTGCTGGCGGGCGGAGACGAGGAGACGGTATCGGCCGGGCTGGAAGCCGTCCACCCGCGCTTCCTGGAGCAGATCGGCTCCCTGAACATCACCACCCAGGAGACCGCTCGCGAGTCCAATCCGATCGCCACCGCGCTGAACAGCCTGTTTCGCGCCTACCGGCAGGCGCTGGAGGCCGACCGCAATTCCACCGCCGACCACGTGGTCAAGTCGAACAAGGACGCCTTCCTGGAGCGCTACCAGATCGAGTTCGAGGAAGAGGACGCGATCGGCGGAGTACTGGGGCGCGACCTGTTCGTGGCGCTGCGGCGAGTGGCGAAGGAGTTCAACCTGTCCTTCCAGATGACCTCGGTGCAGCAGTTCGCCCAGCGTTTCAGCAACGATCTGGCTGCGATCCGGGAAGGCGGCTTCGAGATCACCATCAACGAGCTGCGCAGCCGCGGGCGCACCTACGATATCCGGCGCTCACAGTAGCCCCGCTTCCGTATCTCTGCGCCCACCCCGACCTGCCTCGTGGTGAAAGGGGTGAGGTGAAAGGTCGGAAACAACACCCCCCTCTAGCGAAAAAGAAAAAACATGCATGGTCGGCCCGGCGCGTGTTTTTTCTCGGCCTATTATAGACACACATTTCCTACTTACCCTTTCACCCTTTCACCAAAAATCAAATCAATCAATCAAATCAAGGCAGGAAGCCCGGTGAAAGGCGTCGGTGAAAGGTCTGTGAAAGGTCTCTGACCCGTCACCCTTTCACCTTCTTCGGTTACCGACACTTCGCGCGTTCCTCCGGTAAGTAACCTCTGGAACCCGATTATCGGAGGATTACCCCTTGTCACTGCTTCACGCGATGCTCCGTCATGATGAGAGGTTCGGGGAGCCGGGGGTGACTGGATCTTCTCCTCCGCCCCCTGGCAACGCGCTGGCTGGGGCGGGCGCCGGACTGCCAGCCGAGGCCGGCTCTTCGGCCTCCGCCCTCTACGTGGCTACCAGCCTGGAGACCTGGGAGACCTGCACACCGGAGCCCGACCAAGACGCGATCTGCGAGCCCCGTGGGTTCAGACGGCTCGACCCGGAGTACTATGCCTGGCTGCGCTCCAGGATGGCACTGGCGCAGAAGCGCTACCAGGCCGGGCGACTACCCCAACGGCAGTATGACGAGCTGCGCACCCGCTTCAATGGCGTTCATGTCTGGGCGGTCGAGCGGTTCGGGGAGCCGGTGCTCCTGGAGGCGGTGCGGACCCTCGATCCACGGGCCTACCATCCTCCTGCTGTCAAGGACGCAGAGGAAGGCGACTCGTCAGACGTGGTGGAGGCGCCGCCGCCTGCCCACCTCTACCCTGCCCACGGAGACTGGCGCTTCACGGAGCCCGTACCACCCGAAGCAGTCGCCAAGGCTAACGCCGTCCGCGAGCAAGCCTTGGCAGCCGGCTGGTCAGAAGCCCAACTGTACCAGAACCGCGGGCGCTACAGCTTTCCCTGCGGCCAGGACTATGGCCTGGTCTGCTTCCTCCACGGTGATGACCAGGTAGGTGAGATCACCCACCAGTCCATCGAGATTATCAACGCAAGGGGCAGCCGGCTGCGGTTTTACAACCCCAATGTCGACCAGCCCTGGCTTCATCACGTGGGAATCTCTGAAGCCACAGCAAGCCGGCCCGACACTTTGACGACTGCTCCGGTAAGTAACTACTGAGGAACCCAGAGCGAATGCTGGCCAGTCTTCAACACGACAACGAGACGGCGACGCAGGGATGGTTAGCGCACGGGGGAGCGATACTTCTCCTCCAGGATGCGCACGCCCATGGTCTGCTCGAAGAGCTCGACCACCTTGAGCCGCTCCTCGAGTCCCCTGGTGTCGTCCTCGCTGCGCGGGAAGGCGGGGTGCAATGCGGAGCCGGCCGGCTTCCAGGTGGGGTGGCTGACCGCGTACTGGAAGGCGCGGTTGATGGCGCGGGCGCGCTCAGAGGCAGCCGCCTCTCCAGAGAGCGCGTCTTCAGAGACGAAGTAGTCGAGCGGCTTCGCCACCAGGCGGGCGAAAGAGATGAGCGCCTCCAGGTTGATGCGGGCCAGGCCGTTCGTCCACTGCCGCACCGCCCCGCCGGTCACTCCCAAATGGTGGGCCACCTGGTCGCTGGTGAGGCGGGCGTCACTCATCGCCGCCTTCATCCGCTCGCCGATCCGCTTGTAGGTTTCCATGCTTCGCGTCCTTTCGAGACGATTGCGCTCGCCATATTAGCGCAAGATGCCCGATTTGGCAAGGTAGCGCCTGAAGATTCTTCGCCCCTGGCCTTGACTGTTGCGCCCTTTCGAGGAAACATTCACGTAACGGCTGCGAGCGCCGCTCCAGCCGAAATCAAAGCCGGAAGGGCGTTAGAAATCGTGGCAGAACCGCTCGCTGAGGACACATTCGCAGCCTGCCCTCCGGCGGAAAGAGGAGGTCATGCTGTGAGTACCACTCTCACACCTGCTCCCAGCCAAATGGCGAGCAGGCAAGAACCCATGGGGGAGAACGGCCGCGCCGAAGGACGGGCAAGCCTGGACCTGTCGAGCTATGACTCGCAGGCCTACAACATCCTCTCCCCTGTCCTCCGACTGGACACGGCCGCTCCCTACCTGCGCTTCCGCGCAGTGGAGGTGCGGCTCGACCCCGATGCAAACCGGGGCGACTGCTATGCTGCGCCGGGCACGAAGTGGACGAGGGATCGCCGCACCGGCGAACTGCTGCCCACCCACGTGTCCCCGGCCAAACCTGGCCTGCTGAAGATTGCCTCAGCAACCGGGTTGGTCATTGACCCCCACAACTCCCGCCGCATCAAGCCGGATGCGTGCGAGCGCTGCATCGACATGGCTCGCGCCACCGGCCAGGCGGTGCGGTGCGGAGACTGTCCCTCCCGCTATGACGTCGCCTACCAGCAAATCGGTGCGGTGCGCACCGACACCGGCTGGCGCATCGTCAAGGCTTCCTACGAGTGGAACCTCGACGCGCAGCGGCGCAAGATTGTCCGCGAGGGGAAGAAGCGACTGGCCAAGGCCCAGGAGGAGGGTAAGTCCTTTGACCTGGAGGGCTATGTTGAAGACCGCGTCGACCAGGTCATCACTGAGCGATACGGTCTCGCCGAGACCAAATCGCTGCTGCGGTTAGTGCGCGCGATCTGTCACCTGCGGCAAGCCTACTTGCGGGAGGAGATGGCTCGCCCCTTCGTGGTGGTGCGCACCGAACTCGCGCCCGACTTCGCTGACCCTGCGGTGCGCCAGGCGCTGGCCCAGAAGGCCCTTGCCAGCGGCGCGGAGATCTTCGGCCCGGCGCACGAAGAGGCACCCGCGGCAGCGCTGCGCGCTGCTGCCGTGGACGCCCAGGTCGTGGAGCAACTGGCCAGCGAGCCGGACTTCACGGATGCCGAGGCCAAAGCAGAAGAAGCGACGGCTCCTGTAGATGACGAGCCGGCCCCCGACAACGGACAGACGCACGTCACAGACAACGGGCCAACCGCTTCTGCTGATTCGCCGGTGGCAGATCCGCCAGCCGAGGAATCCTCTGCTGACCACGAGTCAGGCGAGACCCCCGAAGAGGAATCGGACGCTGTCCGCTGCGACGACTGCAACGCGGCCTTGCCTGCGAACGTGGTCGCCTACTGCCAAAGCGCCAAAGGCCGAGAGGCCTTCGGCGGTGCGAACTACTGCTTCAAGTGCCAGAACAAGCGTCGCGGCAAGGGCGAGAGAGGTGACGCGCGATGAAGCTCGTTCACACCGCGGACTGGCACCTCTCCTCGCAACGTAGCAGGCTCGACGTCGAGACTGGCCTGAACGCGAGGCTCATGGACTTCTACCGCTGCGCGCGGTTCACCGTCGAGGATGGTCTCGCTCGGGGGGCGCAGGCGATCCTTCACGCCGGCGATGCGTTTCACGGCTGTCGGCCCACGCCCACGGAAGTGCGGCTCTTCCGCGAGGCGGTCGGGCCGGCCCTGGAGGCCGGGGTGCCCGTGGTGCTGTTGCTTGGCAACCACGACGCACCCCGGTCTCCGGTGGAACAGCATGCCCTCGACCTGCTGCGGGAGACCGAGGGGCTGGCAGTAATCGACCAGCCAACGCTGCTGTTCTTCCAGCATCTTGAGACCGAACAGCGCGACTTCTTGCGGTCGTGCACGGCGAAGCAGGCTGACCTTCAGATCGCGTGCGTGCCCTGGCCCAACAAGCAGCTGCTGCTTGCGAGTGAAGAGAACCGCAAACTCGACCCGGGCCAGCTCAACGAGCTGGTGCGGGAGAAGATGATGGACTGCCTGCGGGGACTGGCCGCGCAGCTCACTCCTGGCATTCCCGCGATACTGCTGGGCCACTTCTCGGTCGACCTGGCGCAGGCGGGCGGCCAGAACCGACTCATGATGCTCGGAGGGGAATGGACGCTGAACGCCCACGAGATAGCCGCCCTCCCCTTCTGCTACTTCGCTCTCGGCCATATCCACAAGCCACAAATGGTCGGCGGGCTGCCGCACGTCTGGTACTGCGGCTCGCCCGAAGCGGTCACCTTCGGAGAGGAGGGAGAGGAGAAAGGCTATCACCTTGTGTCCCTCGAGCCCGCGGGCATCGGGGATATCAAACGCATCAGCACGCCCTACCGGCGATTCGTCACCGTGGAACTCGGCGACGGCGCGGCCCTGCCGGCGGCAGATGAACTGGCCGGCGCAATCGTGCGGGTGCGGATTCCGCAGGCCAATGACGTGGACTTCAATGCTCTCCGCCGCGATCTCGAAGCAGCCGGTGTGCACGAATACCAGGTCGAGACTGAGCGTGCTGAGGCTGTGCGCCGCAGGGCCGTTGAGGTTTCGTCCGAGATGGCGCTGGAGGATGCGCTCAAGGCCTGGCTCGAGCAGCGCCCCGACCTTCAACCGATGACGGAGGCTCTCATTGCCGAAGCGCGCACCGTGGAGCAGGCGCTGCAAGAAGGAGGTGCCGCATGAGACCGGTCCGGCTGACCCTCGACAACTTCCTGTCCTATCGCGGCGAGCACACCATCGAGTTCGACGGCGTCACCCTCGCGGTGCTGAGCGGCCAGAACGGCGCGGGGAAGTCGAGCGTTGTGGACGCGATGCGCTTTGCCCTCTTCGGCCACACCCGCGGCGGCCTCGACGGCGTCATCACCGAAGGCGAGCAAGCCTGCCGCGCCGAGTTCGTCTTCGCCTTGGGGGAGGGCACCTACCTGGTGTCTCGGCAGCGCAGCCGCAAGGGAAATGGTAGCACGCTGCTGTCATTCCAGATGCTTACCCGCCAGAGCCTTGGTGAAGGCGGGTCAAACGGCGATGGTTGGTCAGTGCTGGACGGCAAGAGCGTGGCCGAGACCCAGGCGCGGATTGAGCAGACGCTGCGCCTAACCGACGACCTGTTCACCGTGACTGCCTGTGCCAATCAGGGCAATGTCGCCGCCTTCAGTCAAGCCAAGCCGGCAGAGCGCAAGCAGGTGCTCTCCGATATTCTCGACCTCGCCGCCTGGGAGCGCCGTGCCGAGATGACGCGGCAGATGGGGCGCGACCTGGCGGGGCAAATCGAGAGCGAACAGGCGCGCCACGAGGCGCTACGTGCGGCTGCCGCTGCAGTGGACGGCTTACGGGAGCAGATCGCCCAGAACGAGGCGACACAGGGCGACGTGGTGCGCCAGTCGGCGCAACACGAAGGCGACCTTACCCAGGCGCAGGAGGCGAAAGAGGCGCTGCTGGCCGATCGTGAGGCCGACCGCGCTCGCCGCAAGGAACTTGACGATCTTGCCGCCCGGGCGCAACGGGCGCAAGCGGGCATAGGCGAAGCTGCGTCCCGGCTGGAGTCGCTGCGGCGGACTGCGAAAGACAAGCCGGCCATCCTCGAAGGCCTGCGGCGGGCCGAAGAGGCGCAGATCTACGCGCAGGAACTCGAAGCCAAACGCCAGGAGGATGAGTGCCTGCGCCACGAGGCTGAACTCGTCCGCCAACGCCAGCAGTCCGCAGTTGCGGAGCACGCCCGCAAGGTCGAAGCGCTGAAGGAGCGCGTCACCCACTTTCGCGCTGCCCACGAGCGCGAGGTCAAGAACCTGGAGCAGCGGCTTGCGCTGCTGAGCAAGCAGAGCGAAGTGCTGGACGAGGTGCCGTGCGCCAACCCGGTTGACGAGGCCACGCGCCCCTCGTTCTTCGCTATTCGAGACAAGTGCCCGCTGATCGCCCAAGCGCGAGACGCCCGGACGGCGCTGCCCGCGCTCGAAGAGCGAATGCGGAAGTTGCAGTCAGAGCAGCCGTGGGCCGAGGACGAGCGTCGGCTACAGGAACTGCAGGCGCAGACAGCCGGTGATGAAGAGGCCGCCCGTCTGCGCGAGATCGCCGAGCAACGTGCGGAGGTGGCGTACGAGCCCAAGGAGCACGCCGAGGCGAAGCGCCAGGCAGGGCGCCTCCAGGAACTCCAGCAGGCACTGCGGGGAGTCGAGCGCGCCGAAGCCCAGATGGCTGAGGTGCAGGTCAACCTCGGCGCGATTCAGGCCGAGGCGAAGCAGATCGCGGAGCGCAAGGCCGCCTTGGAGAAGGAGCTCGGCCCGCAGCGCAACTGGGATGCGATGCTCGCCCAGGTGGAGCGCAGCCTCAAGGAGACGCGGGCAGCGCTTGGCGATCTCCAGGCTCGCGTCCAGTCCCTCCGACAGCAGCGCGGAAGCCTCGAGGAGCGCCTGCGAGCTGCTGAACAAGCAGCCAAGGAAGCCGAGGAGCTTGCGGCTGCACTGCGCGAGAACGAGCGCCGTTTGCAGGTGCTCAAGGTGCTCGCCCAGGCCTTCGGCAAGCAGGGCATCCCTGCCTTGCTAATCGAGAAGGCCGTGCCCGACCTGGAGGCCGTCGCCAACGACGTGCTGTCGGTGCTGAGCGACGGCCGCATGTCCCTGGAGCTTCGCAGCCAGCGGGAGACCAAGGCGAAGACGCTCCAGGAGACGCTGGACATCATCATCGCCGACGAGCACGGCTCGCGGCCCTACGAGAACTTCTCCGGGGGCGAGGCGATGAGAGTCGACCTCGCCCTGCGCATTGCGCTGTCCGTGCTGCTTGCGAGCCGGGCCGGCGCGCGGTGCGAACTGCTTGTGCTGGACGAAACCTGCGCTCCGCTCGATGCCCAGGGGCGGGCGCTGTTCGTCGAGTCTCTCCAGAAGATCGCAGACCACTTCGCCACAATTCTGGTCATCACCCACGTGGAGGAACTCAAGGATTTGTTTCCCTTCCGCTTCGACGTCACGAAGAACGCGGAAGGCAGCCGCGTCAACCTTGTCGCCGCGTGAACCGCGGCGACACGCCCCGGCTTTCGGGCCGGGGCTGTTCTTCTTCACACGAGGACATTATGCAGACCACATCTCGAAGGCCGCTCCGTCGTGTGCGGTGGGGACGTATCGCCGAGACCGGTTTCCTCGCTCTCATGCTGTTCTACGTGTTCGGCTATGTCTACTGGCACTTCTGGGCGTTCATCTTCTCGCCCGCGGCGGCCTGGATTATCACCGCGCTCGTGTGCGGCGGGCTGCCAGCGGCGTTCCTCTGCGGCAGGCTCTGGCGCGCGTCGTGCCACGGCTGCCGGGAGCGCGACGCCACCATCAATCTGCTTGAGGATCGGGTAGTCGAGCTGCTCCGAGAGCGGGACCGCCTGCGCTTTCGGATTCACAACAAGCTCGCTGAGACCATATGCGGGAAGTCCGAATAGGCCATTGCGTGGATGTGCTGCGGGAAATGGAGGCAGAGAGCGTCCAGTGTGTTGTCACGTCCCCGCCCTATTGGGGAAAACGCTGCTATGACGGGGAGCAGGAAACGGCCTGGGGAGGCGGTACCGCCTGCGAACACGATTGGGTCTCTCGCCGCTACTACACCGAACGGTCCGCCGGAAAGAGCGGCAAGGAGGCCTTCGCGGAGGCCGGGGAGGCGAATAGCGAACGGCTCAAGGCAGCACGCTGGCGACAAGACGCGGTTTGCACCAGGTGCAGAGCCTGGCTGGGGGCCTACGGGCTGGAGCCGACCATCGACCTATACGTGCAGCATACCGCTGAGATCCTGCAGGCGATCCGGCGCGTGCTCCGGCCCGACGGAGTCGTTTGGTGGAATCTGGGAGATTCCCGGGCGGGAAGCGGCGGCGCACACACCGAGCACCACCGGAACCCCGGGATCTCCAAATCGTGGAAACGCCGCGGCGTCCCCCATTGGGGAGCGCTCGGTCAGCCAGGTAACTACCTCGCGCCGAAGGGCCTCAAGCCCAAAGACTTGTGCTTGATTCCTTTCCGCGTCGCGTTGGCGGCACAGGGGTTTGCCGTGGTCTCCGGCGCCGAGATCCTCAAGGCGGCCGATCTCCTGGGCGAGGCGCGCCGAGTCGGAGACTGGAGTCTGGTGGAGATGGTGGAGAACCTGCTACGGCAATGGGCGCTGTTGTGTCTCGTCGCTCCGGAGACGCAGTGGGTCAGGTCGGTGATCGTCTGGGACAAGCCCAACCCCTTACCGGAATCGACGAATGATAGGGCGACCGATGCCCACGAGTACATTCTCCTGCTGGCGAAGAACGAGCGCTATTTCTATGACGCTGACGCCGTGCGGGAACCGAACCATCCCGACGGCCGGCGGGTAACCCGCGTCGTCGGCGGCAACGGAAGCATTCAGCATCGGGACGGCGAAAGGTGGCCCAATCCCTCCGGTCGCAATCTCCGGAGCGTCTGGACTTTCCCGACGCGCGGCTATCCCGGTGCCCACTTTGCGGTCTTTCCTCCCGAGCTACCGAGACGCTGCATCCTGGCCGGCACGCCTCCCAAGGTCTGCGCAACCTGTGCAACTCCCTGGCGGCGTCAGACGCGGCGGGAAGTTGATAATACGGGGTACCCGGGCGGACCCGGCGGCAACTACGCGTCGAAAGGCCGGCCGCCGGGCGGGCAAGAGCATGCGGACTCAAGTACGCTCGGCAAGGTTGCACGCTACCGGGTGACTACGCTCGGCTGGCAGCCAACCTGCAGCTGTCATGGGGAGCCATCGACCAAGACGGCTGACTGCGAAGCCTGCCAGGGAACGGGTATTGAGCAGGCCTATCCCGGCGAAGGGCCGAACACCGCCGACCGCAACAAGGAGCCGTATGCCGGCAACAACCCCCATCTCCTGCGGCTGGAGAAGCAGCCGACGGGCAAACTGTGTCCAGAATGCGGCGGGACGGGCAAGACAACTGTCGAGGTATGGAGTCAGGAAGCGCTTGAACGCTGGGCGACACGTCCGGCCATTGTGCTCGACCCTTTCGCAGGTAGCGGCACCACGCTGATGGTCGCCGAGGAACTCGGCCGATGGTGGATCGGCATAGACATCTGCGAAGACTACCTGCCGCAGATCCGAAAGCGCACCGCCCAACGGTCGCTGGCTGGAGCCTTTGAGAATGCGACGCACTGAGGTTGGCCCGGCAATGACTCGGAGGGAGTTCAAGCGCGCTCTGGCTGCGCAGCTCGAGTCCGTCGAAGGTCTGGTGAATCGGCGGAACGCGGCCTACGCCGGCGCCGATGCTCTCAAGTGCTGGCGGAAGCGGGGCCTCGCCGGCCTGCTGGTACGGCTGGAGGACAAGCTCGCCAGGTTCGACACCTTCATGGAGCGGGGCGGGGTGACGGAAGCAGAGTGGCGGGAGTTGCTGAGCGATATCGCCGGCTACGCCCTGTGCGGGCTGGTGTGGCTGGCGCATGGTAGCGATCCCAGCATCGGAGACGGACGCGATGAATAGCCGCCGCGGTCAGAAGACCGACTGCGCACGCTGCCGATACCGGGGGCCGAGGGTGCATGTGAACGGAGCAGTCTATGCGACCTGTCTGCGCCACCGCATGGATGGCGAGGCGCATGCGCTGCCGCAGGAGTGGCTGGAGGCGATGGAATCCGAGAAAGTGCGCTGCGATCTGTTCCAACCTGCGCTGCGGAGGGCGGCCTGATGCCCTGGCGTGGGTTCGAGGCCCTGCCACCCTATTTCGGCGGGAAGAGGCGGCTCTGCCCGCGCATCTTCCGGGAGATAACGCGGGTGCATCCGCGCGAGACATGGCCGTCGCTGCGTCTGGTTGACCCGTTCCTGGGCGGCGGGAGCGTCAGCCTCTATGCCAAGGCGCAGGGCTTCGGCGTGCTGTGCGGCGACCTGGCAGAGCGGAGCGTGATCATCGGGAAGGCGCTGGTTGAGAATGACGGCGTGAGACTGGACGAGCAAGACCTGCTGCGGCTGTTCGTGCCAGCCGAAGGCAACGGACACGTGATCGAGCGGAACTATGTGCCCGACTGCTTCGCGCTCACCTCGGCGCAGTTCCTGGACAACGCCTTCGCCGTGGTGGAGCAGGTCGAAGACGCGACGAAGAGGTCGCTGCTGCGCCTGCTGCTGATCAAGTACATCTACTGGCTGCGGCCGCACTCGAAGTTCTCGTCTCCGGGGGCCTTCAACCGGCCCTTCGCTGAAGGCCGCTACGACGACATCAAGGCGACCTACAAGCACGCCATCGCCGCCAACGCGAGCCACCCGCTGCTGGCAGTGCGGGCGCTGGCAAAGGATATCAACCGGGCGATAGCGCGTGGCTCACAGCCGTGCCAGACGATGAAGGGCGATGCGCTGGAGACCATCCGCGCCGGCGAGGGGGCAGAGGTGCTCTACCTGGACCCGCCTTACAGCGGCACGCTTTCCTATGAGGAAGAGTATCGCATCCTAGACGAGATACTGGGAGAGCGCCATCAGCCGAGCGCGTTCTCCGAGCGCGACGGGCTGAACCACTTCGCTTCGTTGCTGGAGCAGTGTGGAGCCTACCCGCTCTGGGTGATCTCCTACGGGAACGCGGTGGCCGACCTCGGTGCGGTGCGGGGGGCGGTCGAGCGGTTCCGCCCGACGCAGGCAGTGGAGATCGCCTACTCCCACATGAACGCGGTGGCCACCCAGGCAAAGCGGGAGGCGAACCGCGAGTTCATCATACTCGCTGGAGAGATGCTGAGATGAAGGTCTACGTGGCAGGCCCCTACACCCCACAAGACGGACGCGATGAGTCGCGCCTGGAGAACATTCGACGCGCGAGCCTGGCTGCGCAGCGGCTACTCAAAGCCGGCCATACGCCCTTTTGCCCGCACACCATGACGGCGGGCTGGGAGGAGAGCTGCGGTTATGAGGACTTCCTACGGCTGGGCATGGCGTGGCTGGCAACCTGCGACGCCATCCTGCTGCTGCCAGGCTGGGAGCAGAGCAAAGGCGCGCGGCGGGAGTATGAGGAGGCTGTGACGTTGGGTCTGTTGATCACAGACGACCTGGAGAGTCTGGTTTCCGGAGGTGTGGACCATGTCTGAGATGATCCCGCGAGAGCGCATTCGACCGAATGACTGGAACGCCAACGCCTTCGATCCGGCCAACTACCCAAAGTTGGTAGAGAGCATTCGCGATAAGGGCATCATGGAGCCGCTCAAGGTCATGCCCGATCCTGAGCGCGAAGGCGACCCTTCGACCGGCTCAGGGCAAGGCTTCTTGCTGGTGGACGGCTACCATCGCTGGAAGGCGGCCGGCGACCTCGGCCTCGAAGAGCTGCCCTGCGAGGTGTGGGACATCTCGCCCGAGGAGGCGAAGGTGCGGGGCCTCCAGCTCAACTACCTGCGGGGTCAGCCAATACCAGTCCGGCTCGCCAACCTGGTGCATGATCTGAACCGCACCTACTCTGTAGACGATCTGGCGAGCATGCTGCCCTGGTCGGAGAGCCAACTGCGTGATTCGTTGGAGTTGCTGAAGCTTCCGGCCGACCTGCAGGGCAAGCTGGAGGAACAGGCCATGCGGGAGGCTGCCGAAGCGCCAGTTCCGGTGACGGTGGTGCTGTTGGGCAAGGAGCATGACTATTTCCAACGAGCGATGCAGCAGGCGAAACAGCGACTGGGCAAAGGCGCACGACGCGGAGAGTGCCTGGCCACAATCTGCAGTCATTTCATAAGCGGGCACATGCCCTCCGAAGAAACCGCAGAAACGGAGACAGCGGATGAGTGAGCCATTGGCGTCCCCCTCGGCCGCGCTCGGGGTAAACGTAAGCACTGAGTATGAGATAGAACTCTGGCCTATCGCGCGCCTGCAGGCTAATCCGCGCAACTACCGCTCCCACCCGCCGGAGCAGATACAGGTGCTGCGAGCGAGTCTGCTGCGCCACGGCCAGCAAAAGCCCATCGTGGTGACACCGGAAGGCGTCATCCTGGCGGGGCATGGGGTGCTCGTGGCCGCAAAGGCTGCTGGCTGGCTCGAAGTGGCCGTCAAGGTCTATACCAGCAGCAATCCGGGAGCCTACCTGCTCGATGACAACGAGACGGTACGTCTCGCGGTGGACGACGAGCAGATCCTGGCCCGCCTTCTGCAGGAGCGCCAGCAGGCAGGCACGCTGGATTCCACCGGCTGGGATGAAGATTCGCTGCGTGAGCTTCTCTCCCGTCTGGAGACCGGACAGGAATCCGGGCTGATCGACCCGGGCCCGGGTGAACCGCCAGCCGAGCCCTTCACCCGGAGTGGAGACATCTGGGAGCTGGGCGAGCACCGGCTGATCTGCGGGGATGCCCGCGATCCGGACACGTTGGAGTTACTTCTGGAAGGCAGCAAAGCCCAACTGGCTATCACCTCGCCTCCCTACGGCGTCGGCAAGGAGTACGAGGAGAAAGGCATTACGCCCTGGTTTGAGACCGTCAAGCCGGTGATCGAGAACCTGGGCCGGTGTGCCGAGATCGTCTGCTGGCAGATGGTGGACTTGTATGCGACCGGCACCCAGTTCATCGAGCCCACGCTCGCCTATTCCATCCAACTCTTCATGCAGGCGGGGATGCGGCCCATCTGGATTCGTATCTGGGAGAAGCAGGGCTTGAACTTCGGAGTGGGACCCTATCACCTCGTCTCCAACAAACCGGCGCAGCAGTACGAGTATGTGGCGACGTTTGCAGAGGAGAATGCAGCTCTCGAAATGCCCGAAGAGCGGCCCTATGCCTTCGTCACGGCTTTCGCCCAGGCGCAGCATCGCTTTGTGCAACGGCTGACCCAGGTGGAGCGCAAGGCCTGGGGATATGCGGGCGTCTGGAAGATCAACACGGTGCACGCCAACGATCTGCATCCGGCAATGTTCCCCGTCGAGCTGCCGGAACGCTGCTTGAAGATGCACTCGGACGTGGGCGGGCTGATCCTGGAGCCGTTCTGCGGCGCGGGCACGACGCTCATCGCGGCCGAACGGCTGGGACGGCGTTGCCGCGCGGTGGAACTGCAGCCGGCCTACTGCGATGTCACCATCGTGCGCTGGCAACAGATGACGGGCAAGGAGGCGATCCGCGCGGGCGACGGGGCGCGGTTTCCCAGGCGTGCGGAGGCGGGATAATGGCGCAAAATGACGCGCCCAGGGGGATGATGAGCTGATGCCGCGAGGGACGCCGGAAGAACGAGAGGCGATTGCGCGCCGGCAGGAGCGGGTCTGGCACTTGCGCGTGGTGCGCAAACTGACCGAACACGAGGTCGGCCAGCTCATGAGCATCTCGCGGCGCACCATCACCCGCGACCTGGCGGCGATGCGAGCGCGAGGGCAGTCCGCGGTAGCCCTTTCGGCGGCTTCAGAGAAGGCGGTGGTGGACGCGGGGCTGCAAGCGGCCTCGGAGTTGGACGCCATCGTGCGGCAGGCCTGGACCGACTGCATGGCCGCTCCCGACGGGTCGCTGGCGCGGGTGGGCTATCTCAACCTCGTTCTCAAATCCATCGGGGAACGGCTGCGCATCCTGCAGTCCCTTGGACTGATGAAGAAGGTTCCGGAGGAGGTGTTACTTGGTGACCTCGATTTGCGACGACTCAGCGACAGGGAGGCCGAATCTGCCCTTACCTTCCTCCGCGCGTGTGCGAGAGGCGCTGGAGGCCCGGCTGGCGGCCCTGCTGGAGGAGCGGCGGAATCCCAGGCCGTGGATCGAAGCGAACCTGTGGATTCGCACGAAGGATAGACGAGTGATTCCGTTCCTGCTCAACGCGGCCCAGGTAGATTACTGGGATCACCGCACGCTTCGGGACATGATTCTGAAGCCGCGGCAGCTCGGCTTCACGACACTGATCTGCGGCCTGTTCTTCGCGGACACTTTGCTGCGACTGAATACGACTTCGGTGATCGTGGCCCACGATACTGACTCGAGCGAGAAGATCTTTCGGATCGTGCAACTGTTCTGGGAGCGGCTGCCAGAGGAGGAGCGCCGACGAGTAGGGCCGCCTCGTTTCTCAAACCGCAGAGAGTTCCTGTGGCCGAAGATCAACAGCCAGTTCTACGTGGGCACCGCCGGCAGCCTGACGTTCGGACGGGGACAGACCATCAACAACCTGCACTGCTCGGAGTTCGCCTTCTGGCCGAAGCCTGAAGAAGCCCTGACTGCGCTGACGGAAGCGGTGCCAACCGGTGGGCGGATCGTCATGGAGTCCACCGCAAATGGGATGGGCAACTTCTTTCACAGCCTTTGGACCGAGGCCAAAAGCGGCGGCAATGACTTTGCGACGGCGTTCTATGTCTGGTGGGAAGACCCAGCCTATCGGATCGCGGGCGAGCCACTGACCGACCTCAGCCAGGAGGAGACGCGGCTCAAGCGCGCGTGGAGCCTTGACGACGATCAGATTCGTTGGCGGCGCGATAAGCAGCGGCAGCTTCGAGACCGCTTCAAGGCCGAATACCCTGAGGATGATGTGACTTGCTTCCTAGCGAGCGGGCGCTGCTGCTTCGACACCCAGTCGCTGCTGGCAATCCAGGCCCGCATCGTCACCGAGCCCGCGCCGGTTGTGCTTGCTTCGCTCAAGGGCACCAGGAGCAGCGACCTCAGCGTCGCTCCTGCGCGTTTGTTGATCTGGAAAAGGCCGGAGGCGGGTCGGCAGTACGTCATTGGCGCGGATGTCGGTGAAGGACTGGCCGGTGGGGATGCCTCCTGCGCCTGTGTGCTGGATCGGGAGAGCGGAGAGCAAGTGGCGGAACTGCACGGCCGTATCTCGCCGGATCGCTTTGGCCACCTGCTGGATGCCCTGGGCCGCTCCTACAACCTCGCGACGGTGGCAGTGGAGCGAAACAACCACGGGCACTCGACGCTGAACACGCTGCGGAACGTATGTCGCTATGCGCGGCTTTACTACCACGTGCGCTATGACCAGACGGGCAGAGGGAAGCCCATGCTCGGCTGGCCGACCGATCAGGCCACCAAGCCCATCCTGGTGGACGACCTGGCAGCGGCGATTGCGGGCGGGCACCTGCTGATTCACTCGCCCGACCTGGTGGACGAATGCCTGACCTTCGTGACCACGGACAGCGGCTCCCAGGAGGCGCAAGAGGGCAAGTTCGACGACCGGGTCATGGCGGCTGGTATCGCCTGGCAGGCGCGCAAGCGCGGTGTGTCTCGCGGCACGACTCAACGACCGGCGGGATGGTAGGGAAAAGGCAATGCAAACATTGAAAGCACCAGCCACGAGTCTCAAGTCTCTGGGAGAGGCCCTCCTCCAGATCAGCGACGAGTTGCCAGTGAAACTGCCTGCCGGTTGTGAGCTGCGAGTCGTCTCCGCCGCCCAGGCGGCGCTGCTCGACTTCTTCGCCGACAATCCCTACTGCACCATCGAGGGTCTCGACGTGCACGCGGGCGAACCGGAACTGGTGCGGCTGCGGTTGTCGGAGGCGGCGGTAAAGAAGATCAAGCTCGCCAGGTGACGGCAATCACGCGAGCCTGCATGCCTGGCTCCCGAATTCCTGTCCCACCCTGCTACAGCTATCTTGACCATTGTTTCGGTATATGGTATAGTTTCACCGAGACGGTGAAACTGGCGACTTGGCGAAACACCTCGGCGGTTCGGCAGGGCGGCTATGTTCACCGTTACGGTGGAGCAAGCCATGCCAGCGATCAAAGAGCGAGACCTGACAGCAGAGACCGCGCAGCGCCTTCGTGAGGTGCTGGAGGGAGTGCCATTCGTGGATGTATTGCGGATCGAGCAGCAGGTCCCCATCGCGCCCGGGCGCGTGTCCGACCTGGTGGTGGAGATTCAGACGCCCGTCGGAGCGCGCCGGCTCCTGGTGGAGGTGAAGACAGAGGGTCTTCCGAGGACCCTGCGTAATGCAGGAGAGCAGCTCAAGGCTTATGTCGCGAGTGTGCCAGATGCCTACGGGGTGGTGGCTGCTCCCTACATCAGCGACCGGGGCCGGGCTCTCTGCCAGCAGTTCGGGGTCGGCTGTCTCGATCTGGCTGGGAATGTTCTGCTCGCCTTTGACCAAGTGTTCATTGAGAAGACCGGATACCCCAATCCCTCGCCCGTGCGGAAACTTCGGAGGGCGCTGTTCTCACCGCGGTCCACGCGGGTCTTGCGTGTCCTACTCGCCGACCCTACGCGGCGGTGGTACGTCCGCGACCTGGCGGCCGAAGCGCGGATCAGTCTTGCGCAGACGTCCAACTTGAAGCGGGCGCTGCTCGAACAAGAGCTGCTGGGCGAAGAGCGCCGCCGCTTCTGGCTGGCGAAACCTGAAGACCTCCTTCGCGATTGGGCGCAGGCCTACACCTACGAAGTGAACGACGTGCGGTCTTTGTACTCGATGCTCCGCATTCCAGAAGTGGAAGAGCGCCTTGCCGCGGAGTGTGAACGGAGAGGCATGCGCTACGGCTTGGCCCTGTTTTCGGGTGCAAGCCGGGTCGCGCCGTTCGCTCGCTATGACCGCGCCTTTGCATTCGTTGATGAGAGACCCGAGGAGATTGCAGCGGCATTGGAGTTGAAGCCAGTCCCCACGGGGGCCAACGTGTTCCTGCTCCGCCCCTACGATGAGGGCGTCTTCTACGGGCTCCAGGAGGTCGGGGGAGCGAAGGTCGTGTCGGACATCCAACTTTACCTCGACTTGAGGAGCTACAAGGGCCGTGGCGAAGAGGCCGCAGACTTCCTCTACGAAAGGCGCATCAAGCCGCGATGGAACCCAGAACCCGATCAGACTACACAGCCAGAGCAGTAGACGCGGCCTTCTCGGTGCTCATCGAGTTGTTCGGCATGCTCGGCGAGTTCCGCGAACACATCGCGGTCATCGGCGGCTGGGTGCCGCACCTGATCCTCCGCGATGCAGACACGGAGCCAGCGGGCACCTTGGATGTTGATCTGGCGATAGACTTTGCGCACATCTCAGACGATACCTACAGCACGTTCCTCAAGGCGCTTGAGACGCGCGGCTACCGACAAGACCACGAGCAGCCCTTCCGATTCTTCAAGGCGGTCACCATCGGAGATGGCCCGCCGGTCGAGGTCGAAGTTGATCTCCTGGCCGGAGAGTACGGGGGGACCGGGAAGGGGCGTCGCACGCAAGTCGTCCAGGATGTCCGAGCCCGCAAAGCACGTGGGGCTGACTTGGTCTTCGACCACTGCGTCCAGGTTCGCGTCGAGGGACGGCTGCCGAACGGTGCGCTTGACACGGTGACCGTGAAGGTCGCAGACGTGGTGGCCTTCCTCGTGATGAAGGGAATGGCTCTTCATGACCGGCGCAAGGAGAAGGATTGCTACGACATCTTCTACTGCGTCGCCAACTACCCAGGAGGTGTTGCTGCCTTGGTAGAGGCCTTCCGGCCTCATATCGACAAGCGGCTGGTGGCTGAAGGCTTGTCGAAGATACGGAGCAAGTTCCTCTCACCTGAGCATTTCGGGCCGGTCGCGGTCGCTGAGTTTCTTGAGATCGCCGATCCGGAGGAGCGTGCCATCGTGACTCGCGATGCCTATGAGCGCCTGAATGCGCTCCTGGAGCAACTGCAAGTCAGGCTCTGGGAGGATTCCCCGGCGTAACATGATCAGATTTGGCGTCCGGCAGTCCTTCAACACAGTCGTTCAACAGGAGAGGGTTCTTGCTGAACGAACTGGGAGCGAAGAGGGGTGAGCAATGAGCAAGGATGTGACGGTAGGATATAGGCACGCTGGCAACCTGGAAGATCTTCTGAGTGCCGTGAAGCAAGCGATAGGTGAGATGGGTCTGGTGCTCAGGAATGAGCAGGCGTCAGACGAGTCGTTCAGGATCGAGGCCGGCGAGAGAATGAGGTGGCTCACTACGAACTGGCCAGTGAAGTTCGACATCAAAGCCGTTCGAGAGGATGACTGCAACAGACTGATCATCCACGCGTGGGCGTCTCTCTTCTCCATCACGCAGGAGTTCAGCACCAACGCCAAAGCACAGGAGTTCCTTGGGCTCATCAAGCTACACGCACCAGAAGCGCCTGGGCATGCGACCGACGGCGTAGAGAGAAAGGCCTGCCCCAGGTGCGGCGAGATGATAGCCAAGACCGCGAAGATGTGCCGCTTCTGCAAGTCTGAATTGTAGACCTGGCGTAGCGGGCAGAATACAAGGACCCAACATGGATCACGAAACGCCACCTGCACTGCTCCCTCAGATGGAAGTCGAAGCGACCATCGACGGAACTCCTGGGATACTGGCGATGGAGGTGGGGCCGTTCGGCCAGACTAAGGTTCTGTTCAGGACCGAACGGATGCTTGTTCAGACCGACTCGGCGGAAGACAACCTGACGGACTGGACGGCCGATCTTGCCGATGGCCGGAGGGTAACAATGCATCGCTGTTACCCGACCCGTGTGTGCTTCTCGCTCGGTGCCAACGCCGGTAAGGGATGTAGCACAAGCCTGCTCCCCGCGGGAGGCATAACCATCGAGAGACCAGCGTCTCATTATTCAACGGCCGAGTTCGCACTGGCGAACCTCTGGCTTCCCGCTATCGCGCCACTCAAGTTCGACGCCTTGGACGTCGAGTTTGTGCCTGCTGCATGGGGCGGCCCTCACTACGTCGACCTTCCGAAGGGTAGTGAAGCAAGAGTAGTCTGGTGGATGCGGGTTCAGCTTGGTGGGACCACCAGGATTGAGGAAGCATACGAAGCTGCCCTGTGCTTCTCCGATCTCGCGTCGCTCTTCCTTGATGAAAGGGTCAGAGTGCCCGCGTACAGAGTGCTGGATGCTGAAGGTAACGAAGTGCTCTCTCACTTAAACAGCATCCGTTGGCCAGTCATTACGAAGCGTGGACGGGACTACACCGACCGGGTACAGGATGCTCTGCTGGCGGTCGGAGCCGCACCTGTGCGCGCCGAATTTGAGGGCCTCCACCTCCACCGCTACGTCGACACAGTGCTTGAGGCCTGGCGCGAAGACGTGTTCCTGGAGACCAGTCTCGCGTGCATCCTGATGGCACTGGAGGGGATCACGTACCGATGGGAGATCACTAAGGGAGGCATGTCACCGGAGGAAGCACAGAAACGGAATCTCGTAGAGAAACTGCGCTTCATGAACACGTCGCTGCAGTTCATAGATAAGAGATACATGAGCGACCCATTGCGCGAGGACCTTCGTAACCCCATTGTCCACACTGGAGCCGTGCCATCTATGACGGCCCAGGAGTTGCATCGATGGGTTGATGACTTAGTGCTTCTGGCTCGTGATGTTTTCTTCCGGGTACTGGGCTTCAGTCGAACCTTTGTCGGGACGAGCACTCCTTGACGCTGCCGCACCCCGGGCATAGAATGCTGACAATCGAATAGACGCTCGGCGACCGGATAACCGGAGGCGAGCCGCAGGTTCCCTGACAGGACCTCGGCTCGCTTTTGCTTTCCCAGCGGAAAGGAGATATGTAGTGGCACTTGATCTGAGCACATATTCGCCCAAGGGGCACCAGGAGCGGATCGCCGCCTACCAGCGGTATGAGCGGCTGTTCCTGGGGCAGCACAAGCTGGTCTTCGCGGTAGTGCCGCAGCCCTACCAGATGAAGCGCTATATCGTGGCCAACTTCGCCGGGCTGATCTCGCGCTTATCCGCAGATCTCCTGTTCGGCGAGCAGCCGGACTTCCTTTCGCCTTCGCTCAAGGCAGGCCTGGCAACACAGGAGGATGAGAAGGCGCAGGAAGCGCTGGCCCAGGTCGTCAGTCGCAATAACCTGCACGCCGTCAACTACGAATCGGCTCTGTCCAACTCGTTCCGGGGGGATGCAGTCTACAAGGTGCGCTGGGGGAAGCGGACTCCGCAGGCGCAGCAACCTGAAGCCATCATCGAGGAGGTGCCTGCGAGCATCTACTTCCCCGAACTAGATGACGATGATGTGCGCAAGGTGATCCGCGTCACCCTCGCCTGGGTGAAGCGTGATCCGAAGGATACCAAGCGTGCCTACCTTCGGGCAGAGGTGCACGAGCCAGGCGTCATCCGCCACCAGCTCTTCGACCTTGGCAGCGTCTCGACCCTGTCTGTGGCTGGCAGTCAGGTTGGCACGATCACGATTGGAGGCAAGACGCTCCAGCAGATTCCCCTCAAGACCCTCGAGGCCTACCAGGACCTGCCGGAGGAAGAGCAGACTGGTCTCGACCACATCCCGATCTTCCACGTGCCGAACTTCCGCTATGGGTCTCGCTTCTGGGGCATCTCGGACTACGAGGGACTGGAGTCACTCTTCGAGTCCTTGAACAACCGCGTCTCGCAGATCGACGAGGTGCTGGATAAGCACGTGGCTCCGAAAATCGTGGTGCCGCCCGGCTTCGTGGACGAGGATGGCAAGATCCGCTTCGACCGGATGGAGACCATCGAGTTGGGCCCGGGCGATCAGCCGCCCTCCTACATCACCTGGGACGCCCACCTGACCGCGGCGTTCACGCAGTTTGAGAAGCTGCTCGACCTGCTGTTCATGCTCTCAGAGACTGCGCCTTCTGCGTTTGGCCTGGATAAGTTCGGCGTCGCCGAGAGCGGGCGGGCGCTGCGCCTGCGGCTGCTCCGGACGCTCGCGAAGATCAATCGCAAGCGGCTCTACTACGATACTGCGCTCAAGGCGGCGCTGCACACCGCCCAAATTCTCGATGTGACCCATGGCTCAGGAGAATACGAGCCTGCCGAGCCAACCATCCAGTGGGCAGACGGGCTGCCGGAGGACATGGTCGAGATGGCGGAGATCGAAAGCCAGCGCTTGGCGGCAGGCAACACTTCGGTCGAGTCCTCGGTGCGCCGCCTGGACGGCCCAGACGCGGTGGAGGCTGAGATGGGGCGGATCGGCGAGGAGACGGGACAGGCAATCGCTCTCACCGGGGCGGCCGGCGGTAAGGGGCAGGAAGCCCGCACCGAGGAGCAGCCGGAGGCCGGGGCAGAGCAGTGAGCTGTACGTGGCGGATCTGTATGGCCCCATGTGCGCCGTGCGCAGTCTGGTTTGGGGCCTGTGGACACAGTGTCACAGCCTGTCGTGAGGAGTGTTGAGGCGTGCCTCCTCCCATCGGGCGTCGCAGCATTGAGGAGTTTCGGCGGGCGTTCACCGGCGAGATAGACTCGCTGGCCGCCCTTTACCGCGATGCGGCCGCAGATATGATGGATGTGCTGGCCGACGCGGCCGCCCTGGCCGGCCAGCGAGCGCGCGCTGTCGCCCACCTTCGCCAGTATCAGACCATCCTCGCCAACCTCGGTGACGAGGCGGCTGCCTGGATAGAGTTCAACATCCCCCGCGCCTACGAGGTCGGGATCGAGTTTGCGGACGAGGGAATCAGGAACATCCGCCGGGCGGGAATCAACCTGCGTCGTCGAGGCACGACGATAACGGGTCGGCGTGAGAGAGATGTATTCTCCCAGGTGCACCGGGAGGCGGCGCACGCGATCATGCAGTCCATGCTCCAGACCACCAGTGTAGCACTGGCGCAGATTGGCCGACGCGTGGACGATGTTTTCCGCCGCGAGGGAATGCTGGCTGTTGCCAGGGGGATTGCAGGCGGGCGTGCTCGCATCGACGTAAGCCGCGAACTGGAGCAGCGGCTGCTCGCTGCGGGCAGGCCGACGTTCGTGGATGCGCTGGGGCGGCAGTGGCCCCTTGACCGCTACGCCGAGATGGTGGCTCGCACCACCACCCGCGAGGCGATGACCCAGGGGACGATCAACCGTCTGCGGGAGCACGGCGTTACTCTGGCCCAGGTCTCGGCCCATAACGCGGAAGACTTCTGCCGCTACTACGAAAACGCCATTGTCTCCCTGGACGGCTCGCACCCTGTCTACCCGCCGATCTCGGCGATCAACGGCCCCCCGCCCTGGCATCCGAACTGTATCCACGTGCTCACGCCCTTCGTGGAGCGCCTAGCGACTGACGAGGAGAAGAAACGGGGCATCATCTCGCCCGACCTGCTCAACAAGCCTCCGGCCGAACTCCAGCGGCGCTTCCGCAAGGAGTTTCCTGGCGTGGCCCGGGCCGCGGGAAAGCGAGGGCTTGCACGGGCGGGGCGGGCAAGGGTTGCCGCGGCGCGAGGGCGGCCCAAGCCCACACGGGCGCATGCCCCCGAGCCTGAGCTGCGCGCCCTGGAGGAGGGGACTGTCCTGCGCCGCACCTACAAGGGCCGCGAGTACCTCGTCCAGGTGGTGGAGGGAGGCAAGGTCTACTTCGAGGGCGGCGTCTATCACTCGCTGACCGATGTCGCCCGGATCATCACTGGGCAGAGGGCAATCAGCGGGCCGGCTTTCTTCGGCGTGGCGGAGCGCGGCAAGCGCACCGGGCAGGCCGTGGCCGCCGCGCGGCCCGTCGCTGCTCCGCCCAAGCTGCCGAAGCCGAAGACAGACCTGGAACTGACGGGGCGCACTTGCGATGACTTGGCTGAGATGATGGGCGCGAAGCATGGATGGAATGGAGACTTGCGCACCGGTCGAGGCGCCTTCGGCGGGCACAAGGACTGGGACTGCGCCATCAGCATCGGCTCGGAGGCAAGGGATCGCGTGGATGCGATGCTGAAGCACGATGCAGCTTCCTGGGCAAAGCTTTCCCGGAACCAGAAGATGGAAATGACCTCTTCCTTCAACACCCTGGTGCATGAGGCGACTCATGCTATGGGGGTGGAGGGGGCAATCAAGACCCACGAGTACGCGACGGCGGCGCAGCGGTGGATAGAGGAAGGCCTTACCGCCGCGGGGGCCGACGAGACGGCGCCGAAGCTCTTCGAGCGGATCATGGGGTTCCCCTCCGGCCTGGACAAGCGCGACTTTGCCGGGATGGCAAGCTACAGCGATTACCAGCAGGCCCTGGCGAAGGCGCTCGGCGGGCCTTATGCCGGGCGCTCGATGTCTGAGCCAATGCGGGGGATTGACCCAAAGCTCTACCTGGACTTGGCCTACCGCACGCCTCGCGACCAGCGGCTCTGGGAGCTATCGAAGCGCATGGAGAGCTACTACGGACGAACAGAGCGCGGCGTGAGAACGGCGGTGGAGATAGAAGCCATCGTAGGGCACTCGGCAGACCACAAAGTGGTGGTGAATTTCGCCGAAGAGGCCCTGGCACTACAGCAAGCGAGGCCGTAAGCATGTCCGATTTCATCGACGAACTACTGCGTGGAAGGAGGAAAGGGCACCGCATCCGGCCCGGCTTCATGGAAGAGGCGAGCGCCGCGATTATGCGGGCCGCTGGCACGCCGGAGGCCCGGCGGACCCTCCAGCGCTATCTCCGACGAGCCCGAGGCGGCCTGGAGCGCGCCCAGCTCATGCGCATGGAGGAGATGCTTGTCATGGCGGAGGGCGCCGGCGAGGATTGACAAGCCCCCTCGGATCAGGTCAGGGGCGGACAGCAAGGCGCTGGCACGCAGCAGACCACCCCGCCCGGGACACAGGCCGCGGGAAGAGGGTATTGACACCTGGCCCGGGTGCGATAGAATAGGGTGAACTGAATAGCATACCGCCGACTCGATAACGAGAGGCGGGCTTTCTGAGAGCTGTGCCTGGTAGCCCCAGGCGGCTCAGAGAAAGCCCGCCTCTTTGCTTTTTCAGGAGATGCTGGAGATGGCGATCCGGATTGACAACTCGACGGTTTCGGACAAGGCGTGGGGCGACGTGGACAAGGCCGCCCTGGCGCGGCGGCTTGCTGAGAACGGCGACGCCGCCGTGATACGGGAAGCCTTTGCCTACGTGCCTGACCTGGAGAACCGCAGCGAGTGGGGCGGGCCGCACCACGAACTCCAGGGAGACACCCTGGTGGTGAACCGCAACGGCGTGCATGCGCTCGCAGCCGCGCTGTCCGGCGCGCGCGGCGGGGTGAAGTGGCCTCGCTCGGCGCGGGTGGCAGCGCTGGCCCACGTCCGCAAGCACTACGGCGCAACGGATGAGGAGCCGCCGGAGGGCATGAGTGCCGAGTAACGGCTTCCCGCCATAGGCGGGCAAGCCTCTGAGATAACCGCTCGCCGGAGCGATATCCGGCGCACCCGCCGCGGGGCGTTAAACCGGAGGGAGACCATGAGCGAAGGAACCGAGAACCAGCAGGGACAGCAAGGAACTGGCAGCCAGGGTCAGGCCGACGCCCAGTCGGTCGGCTCAGAGCAGGCCGTCCAGGGCGCTAACGCCGCTCAGTCGGCAAGCGCCGGGCAGGCGGGCCAGCCCGCCGCGCAGACAGGCCAGTCCAGCACAGGCGGACAGCAACCTGCCCAGGGACAGCAAGCCGAGGGTGCCCAGACCCGCCAGACTGAGGGCGGGCAAGCTCAATCGCAAACGCCGGCGACACAGGCGAAGGGCATTCAGGTGAAGCTGAGCCAGGAGCAGATCGACCGCCTGGTCAAGGACGGCACCCTGGAGTTGAGCGACGACACGTTCACCGGCGCGGTGCGGGATCGCATTGCGCAGTTGACTGCCCGCGCGAAGGGTGCCGAGCGGCGGCTGGCCGAGATCGCCGCCGCGCAGGAAGAGACCGAGCGTAAAGCCCTGGAGGAGCAGGAGCGCTTCAAGGAGCTTTACGAGAAGGAGCGCCAGGCGCGGGAGAAAGAGGCATCCGGCCGTAAGGACGACGCCATCCGCGCTCGCTTCCTGCTCGCTGCTCAATCGAAGGGAATCGTTGATCCCGATGTCGCCTTCATCATCGCCAGGTCGCTGCCTCCTTTCGGAGCGGTGCAGGTGGATGATGAGGGCAAGGTCACGGGGATCGACGAGGTCGTCGAGACGCTGGTCAAAGAGAAGCCCTACCTGGTCTCCCAGCCACAACAGCAACCCAAGCCGCAGAGCGTGGGGGCGGCAAGCAACCCGGCTCAGCAGAGCCCGCCGCCTCCCAAGAATCTCGCCGAGGCCGGAGATCGCCTGGAGCAAGCATTGCGCACCGGCGTGACCTAACCCGGCACACCCGCCGTCGCCAAGGCTATGGCGGGCTAAAGAAGGAGTGAGAAATGGCTGCGACCACAACCACGCTGGCCGAACTGATCGTCCAGCTCTACAAAGGGCCGTGGGTGGAGGCCCTGTTCACCAACACCTTCCTGCTCGCGCGCATCGGACAGAAGCCAGGGGCGGGCGAGGGAGTTCGCTGGCCGGTGCGCTATGCCGGCAACAGCTCGGCTGGGTCCTACGCGGAGGGCGACTCCGGGGCGGGCGCGGGCAACCAGGGCTTCAAGAAAGCCTTCCTGGGCTGGAGACTCAACAAGGTCGAGGTGGAGGTCTCCGGCCTGGCGCAAGCGGTAGGTGATGCAGGCGGGATGATCGTCCCCGCACTGCGCACCGAGCTTGACCTGGGCCTCTCCGACGTCCGGGGCAACATCAACACCCAGTTGATGTCCGATGGCACCGGCAACTCGGGCAAGGACATCACCGGCCTGTTCGCGGGGATTGCCGACACCGGCACTTACGCCGGTCTGGATCGCGGCACCTATACTTGGTGGAAGGCCTACGTCAACGCCAACGGCGGCACCCCGCGCAACCTCACCGAGGAGCTGATGCGGGATGTGAAGTCGGCCGCGGAGGCGCGAGGCGGACGCATCAAGGCCATCTACTGCGGCTCCAAGCAGTGGTATCGCTACGGCGACTTGCTGCGCGCTGAGCGGCGTCAGTTCACCCCGTTCACGGTGAGCCAACAGCAGACTGCCAACGGCCTGACGGGCGGCTACCAGGCGCTGGACTTCGAGGGCGTGCCGGTGATCAAGGTGCCCGGTTATCCGCAGACCCGGATGGACTTCGTGGACGAGGAGTTGCTTGAGTACGTGGTGCTCAAGGACTTCGAGGCCAAGCCCATGGCGAAGACCAAGGACTCCGACGTGATCTGGGTCACCCACTATAGCCAACTGGTCTGCCGGAACCCCTACCGCATGGGGAGCCTGCAAGACCTGGCGCAGTAAGGAGGTGAGACATGGCGAGCGTCGCGCGGATCATCTCTGACTGCCGGGACGGGCGCAAGATCGCCCGCGGGGTGACCTCGGTCACCGGGTCGGCCACCAACATCGCCACCGGGCTTTCCCAGGTGGAGGATGTGCTGGTCTCGATCAAGCGGTCGACCGCTCCGGCCCTGGAGGTCGCGTTGGCGACCTGGGGACTGGGCGGAGCCGCGGGTCAGATCAACCTCTACTGCTGGAAGCACACGGCGGCCAACGACTGCACGCTGATCGCTGCCACGGTTGCTGTAGACGTGGAGTGGCTGGCGATCGGCAAGTGAACGACCGGGGCCGGTTGAGCCCGGCCCCGGACTGACTCTGGGAGGTCAACATGCGAAAGGAAACGAGCATCCTGCCTGGGGACGCCGAGAGCGATCCCACCGCAGGCCAAGAGCCGGCAGTGAACGAGGCAGGGGTTGCGACGGCAGAACCAACGCCCGTGCCAACGAGAGGGAAGCCGGGCAGGCTCGCCGCCTTGATGGCGTTGGAGGAACCGGCGCGCACTGAGGCCTTGGAGAAGGCCGCGAACTCCGGCCTCACTGTGAACCTGCGCAGCAGGACGGGCGAGGACGTGCGCTGGCGCTACGGCGAGCACATCCTGACGGTGCCGCCGACGCCCAAGCCGTTCGCTGCTCCGCATGCGATTCACCTGCTCTTCTGCGCGGCCGACTTGGTGGAGGAAGTCGAAGACACTCCATAGCCTTCATGCGCCTTGCGCGCATTGGCGACGGAGTGTCGAGGGGTAAGCGATGGCCATCGACGCGACGCCGGGAGGCGAGAGCAGCAACTCCTATGTGACGCTCCAGGAGGCGGAGGCCTACTTCGCCGACCGTTTGCGCGTCGATGCGTGGAGTGGCGCGAGCAGCGCGGACAAGGAGAAGGCGCTGTTGACAGCCTGCCGCCACGTCGAGGCCTGCCGCATCCGGGTTCATAGACGGCCTCACGGCTATCCCGGCGAGCCGCCGGACGCGATGGGCCGGCCCTATGATCCGCTCGCTCCTTCCAACCCCAATCAAGCGCTCTCCTTCCCGCGCCAGCGGGACAAGGACAGCGATGGCAACTACGCCATCCCCAAGCGTGTGAAAGATGCGCAGCGCGAAGAGGCGCTGGCGCTGCTGGCGCGAGGGGCCGAGCACGAACGCAGGCGCGCCTTGCAGGCTGCGGGCGTGTCCTCATTCTCGGTGGATGGGCTGAGCGAATCCTATGGCTCGCCAGCCACAGCGCATCCGTTAGAAAGCGCAGAGGCAAGGGCATTGCTCGGACCTCTTGTCGACAAAGGTGGTGTGATCGCTACTTCAGATCTTCCCGACGGCGAGTGGTCGCCAGGGAGCGCGACATGATCGGGGACTACCTGGCTCAGGACATCTGGCGCAAGGCGAGGACAGGCGTTGACGGTTACGGCCAGCCGACCTTCGGCGCGGCGGTTCAGACGAAAGGCCGCTGGCTGGAGAAGCGCCGTCTCGTTCGGAACGCCGAGGGCGAGCAGGTGATCTCGGAGGTCACCGTCAGCCTGAAGCCTGATGAGCCAGCGGTTGTCGGAGATCAACTGTCTGCCGACGGTGCGACTTACCTGGATGTGATCGCCGTCTCGGTCTCCCGAGGTCTGGGAGGCGAGGCGGCTCTGAAGAGGGCCTATCTGTAGGCTCGAACGGAGGAACGCAAGATGGGACTCAACTGGAAACTGACCCTGACCAAAGGGCTTGTTGTAGGAGCGCTGGCTGCACTGGGAGTCTGGGCTGCCGATATTCAGTCGGTGTCCGCCTGGTGGGCCGGCGCGGCGGTACTGGCTATCGAGGCCGTGCGCGATCTGGTCAAGTCGCGCTTCGGCAGTTTCCCTGGCCGGGCAGGCGTTCCAAGCGGATAGCCCATGCCCACCATTCGCCGCCAAACCTACGGCAAGTTCGGAGTCGCCCTCAAGGGGCTGGAGGAACTCTCGCGGCAGATCGCTCGCGACGGCGAGGTGTGGCAGCGCGTTCAACAGGCCGCCGTCAAGGGCATGATCGAGAACACCGAAGACCTGCTCGGTCGGGCCATGCGGGACGCTCCGGTTGATGAGGGGACGCTGCGCGCCAGCGGCTCGGCGGCGGTCTACGCGAATGGCCGGGCGGTCGCTCGTCGCGGGTTCCGTGAGGTTGGCGGACAGCCCGAGGCTCCGGAGATGGTGGAGCGCAAGGTGGTCGAGGGCGGCCTGGGCGACGCGGTGGTGGGCGAGGTGGGCTTCAACACTCCGTATGCGCTGGTGCAGCACGAGCGCCTGGACTTCAACCATCCCAAGGGCGGGAAGGCCAAGTACCTGGAGGACAATCTCAAGGAGCAGGCTGACCGCTACCAGGGCAACCTGAACGACCATCTGCGAGGGGCGCTTGCATGAGCCTGCTCATTGACCAACTGGCAACCTACCTGGAGAGCCAGGGCGAGGGAACGGTGGGGACAGACATCTTCAAGCTTCACCGGCCCTCCTCGCCGCTTGCCTGCGTGAGCCTGCACGCCACCGGGGGCTATCCGCCTGACCGATACACGGAGCGCGAGCACCCCACAGTGATGCTCTTCGCGCGGGCGGCGACTCCTGATGCAGCCCTGCGAAAGGCCTACAGCCTCTACGGCAGGCTGCACCGCAAGCAGAACCTGGACCTGGGCGGAGGCCTGTGGGCGCTCACCATCGAGGCGGTGGCCAGCCCCGCATACACGGGGACCGAACAGGCCGCCAACCAGACTGCGCACCTCGCATCTTTCAACATCGCCCTTGATCTGCGGAGGCCGTCTTCGTAGGCGGGGCAGGGAGGAAACAACGTGGCAACCATCACCGACGTATATCCGAGCTACGCGAAAGCGGGAGACTCGGCGATCAAGATCATCGGGACCGGCTTCCTGGATGCGCCGAGCGAGACCAAGGTCTACCACCGCAAGCACGGCCAGACCGCCTGGGAGAACGTTGACCCATCGCGCGTGACGTACGTCTCGGCGACGGAACTCACCATCGCCATCGACGCGGCCAACACTGACGGCTTGGACAACGGCCTCAACGACGTGGGCGTTTCTGATTCCGGAGAGAGCACGCCGGACGGTTCCGTCGCCCAGGCGCTGTTCTTCTTCACCGCAGGCGCGTTCGCGCCCGACGACGTGATCAAGGGAGCGGTGGAGGAGCTCTACATCGAGGGGCTGTTCATGGGCCACACCCACGGCTCCCTCGATGTGGAGCATGGCGTCGAGACCTCGGACATCGAGGTCGACCAGTCGCTGCTTCCGGTGCGCACCATCAAGGCGGGCGAGACCTTTTCGCTCGCGGTGCCGCTGGCGGAAGTGACGCTCGAGCACATCAAGGAAGTGTGGGGCATCTCGGCTTCCATCGAGGACCTCGGCACCGGACGCCGGCGTTTGACCTTCGGCGGCGACACCGCGATCACCGAGAAGTCGGTGATGCTGGTGCTGCCGGCCGGTTCCGGCAAGAAGTTCGCCCTGACCTTCTACCGCTGCGCGGTGCTGGCCTCGGGCACGCTCTCCTGGAGCAAGGAGGAGCAGGTTGACCTGCCAGTTCAGCTCACCGTGCTGGCAGACACCAGCCGACCTGCCGGTGACCAGGTTGGACGGTGGGAGGAGTACACCGCGTAGCGTGAGCGCATGACCAGATGAGCCGGGGACAGCCGGGCTTCGCAGGCGGCTCGCAGCATTGCCTGGCCGTCCCCGGTCACAGACCTGTGGAGGCAACGAAGAGCATGACAGAGATAGACATCAAGCCACCGACTCCGGATGAAGTCGTGATGCCCCAGGAGCGGCGCTTCCAGGTTGGCGAGCGTGAGATCGTGGTTCGCCCCCTGGTGATCGGCGACTTCAAGCGCATCGCGGCAGATCTGGGCGCGATCGCACAGCGAGTGGCACGGGAGCATCCAGAGATTGATCTCGCCAAACCGGACGAGCACCTGGAGGCGATCTTCCCGATCCTGGGCGAGGCCGTCGGGCGGCTGTTCCAGCGTCTCTTCGGGGTCGAGGAAGCCTACCTGGACGAGCACCTGACCCTGGCGCAGGCGGCGCAGATCATCGCCGCCGCGCTGGAAGTCAACCAGCTCCCGGACATCCGAAAAAACGTGGGGCGCGCCCTCCAGTTAGCGAAGACAACGGCGATTCCCTGAGTCTGGGCTGGGCGGGCGCGTTCGATCTGCTGCAGAGCGAGTACGGGTGGACGCACGAGTACATCCTTTGGCACGCAACCCCGGCGCAGGCGCTGGTGTGGGCGGAATGCATCCGCCGCAGGCGAGCGCTGTGTCTCGCCGAGGAGGCGGAGTTGGCCTATATCGCGGCCGCGGCGGCACAGGGAGGCAAGAAGGCCTACCAGGCGCTGCGCTCGGTCGTGCGCAGGCTGCGTAGAGACGCGGGCGCCGTCACGTCCACGAAGCCAGAGGAACTCGCGCGCTCGCTGGGGCTGACTGACCGCAGACGAGAGAAGACAGAATGACTGTTGGTGCGATCACCGCCCAACTGCGGCTGGACATGACGAACTTCCGGGCGGGACTGGGCAAGGCCAACTCCCTCCTGGAGCAATACAGCGCCGCAACCATGAAGGCGAGCGCGATGCTGGGTGGCTTCGGCGCAGCCGTGGCCGGTGGCATGGCCCTGGCGGTGAAGGCCTCGGCGGAGTTCGAGGCCCAGATGCGCAACGTCAACTCCATCCTCAAGGAGAGCGAGCCGGCCTTCCGCGCGCTTTCAGAATCGGTGCTGGCGCTTTCGGGCAAGGTAGGGCAGGCTCCCGAAGTCCTCGCTCGCGGCCTCTACGACATCGCCTCTTCGGGGTTCAATGGCGCTGCGGGTCTGAAGGTGCTGGAGGCCTCCGCGGTCGCCGCCACTGCGGGAATCACTGACACCGCCACTGCCAGCCGGGCAATCACCGCTGTCCTCAATGCCTATGGCCTGTCCGCCGACAAGGCGGGCTATGTCTCGGATGTGCTCTTCAAGACGGTGGAGCGCGGCGTGCTGACCTTCGGGGAACTCGCCCAGAACATCGGCGACGTGATCTCCACGGCGGCGCAGGCGAAGGTTCCCATTGAGGATGTGGGCGCGGCTATCGCCACCATGACCCGCGCCGGCGTGGTGCCAGCGGAAGCGGTTACCTCCCTGAACCAGGTGCTGCTGTCGTTTATCTCCCCATCGGAGCAGGCGAAAGCCGCGGCCACCAAGCTCGGCATCCAGCTCACCGCCACCAACCTGGCTGCCAAGGGGCTGGGCGGCGTGGTGCAGGAGATGGCGGCCGCGCTCAAGCTCGGCGGAGACGACCTGGAGGCGATGCAGAAGGCCGGGGCCTCCGACGCGGAGGTCATGGCCCTGGTGGCGCAGCGTTCGGGGATGGCGACCGAGTCCCTGGCCGCGCTCTTTCCCAACGTCCGCGCTCTTCGCGGCGCGTTGGCGTTAGCCTCGCAGGGAGGCAAGAACTTCTCCGAGGACGTGCAGGCGATGGCCCAGGCGACCGGCGCATCGGCCGCCGCCTTCGCCGAGCAGAGCAAGTCCTTCCAGGTGCAATGGGCAAAGACCTGGGCTGGTATGAGAGCCTTCATGGTGCAGGTGGGGTCGACCTTCCTGCCCGTGCTCAAGGCGCTGGCGGAGGTGCTGAAGACCGTGGTTCAGATGGCCCAGGCAATTCCCGCGCCACTGCGCACTATCCTGGCAGTAGTGGCGCTGCTGGCGGCCGGATTCGCGTCTCTCACCGCCGCCTTCATCCTCTACAACGCCTACCTGAAGGAGGCCGTGGTTCTCTCCGGCGGACTCGTCGGCGCGATGCGCCAGATGATGGCGAGCATGGCCGCCGCCAATGTCGAGATCAACCTGACCGGACTCTCGCTTGGCAAACTCGCAGCGGGCGCGAAGACAGCAGGGGCGGCCCTGCTCTCCAGCCTGCGTGGCGGGGCGCTGGGATTCGTCGCGATCACGGTCGGCCTGGGACTGCTCTACCGCCAGTTCTCCGAGGCCGACCGGATGGGAAAGGAGTTCTCCCAGACGCTGCTCGATCTGGACAGGCGCGCCTTCAAGGTGAAGGTGCGCCTGGAGGAGATCAAGACGCCCTCTTTCTGGAGCCGGATGATGGAGTGGGCCGGCTACCGCACCCAGGATATGGATCGCTTCCTCGCGCAGATGAACCAGTACAAGCAGAAGGTCGAGGGAGCAGAGAAGGCCCAGCAAAGCCAGGAGGCACGCACTGCCAAACTCAAGCAGATCGAGCAGGAGCTGGCGCGCTTCCGCGGCGAGGCGCACGAGGCGCGCTTGAAGCAGATCGCCGAGGAGGCGCAGACGCTGGAGAAAGACCTGGCCCAGGCAGGGATGAAGCCCGAAGAGGCCAGGGCGCAGGCGGCAAAGTGGGCAGCAGCAGCGCGGGCGGCAGCGGAGCGTGAAGCCAGCAAGGACATCCAGGAAGCCGAGATCAAGCTGCTCGAATTGCAGAGCCGCAACCACGAGGCGCGCATGCGCCAGATCGAACTCGAGGCCCAAGCGGTCAAGGAGAAATACCTGGCCGCCGGGCGCGGCGAAGAGGCGGAGGAGGCAGCCCGACAGTATCGCCTTGCCGCCATCGCCGCCTACGAGCGTGAGCGCAAGGACATCGTCCTCCAGGCCGAGCAGAAGCTCGTCGAGGCGCTGGTCGGCCACGAAGATCAGATCGCTGGCGCACGAGAGCGCATCCACCGCGTCCGCCTCCAGCAGATCCAGTCGGAGGCCGAGGCGATCAAGAATCAGCTGATCGGCGCCGGGGAAGATGCGACGAAGGCCGAACTCGCGCGGAAGCAATTCCTCGCGGCGAAGACAGCCGAACTCGCCAAGCAGGAAGCGACAGAGAGGGCTCGCATCTTCGAGCAAGGCGCGGAGGCCATCGTCTCCACCTGGATTGCCGCGGTGGAGGGGATGCGCCAGGCCGACCGACTGCAGACGGGCGAATATCTCTCGCAGCTCTCTCGGATTCTCGAGCTGATTCGCCAGGTCAATGCTGCGCGGGCAGACGCTGGCCAAGGCCGTCTCTTTCAGCAGGAGGAACTCCGCCTCGCCCAAACCATCTTCTCCGAGCGCCAGCGCATGCAGCGCGAGTTGACGACGGACGAAAAGAAGCTCGCGGATGAACGCAAGCAGTGGGGACAGGCAGAACTGGAGCAGCGCACTCGCCTGCATGCCTACGAAATGTCCCTGATCGACCTCACCTTCCAGCATCGCCGCGATCTGGCGCGCATCACGGGCGAGGAAGATCAGCAGACCATGGCTCGCATCGCGGCCGACGAGCTTGCCGCGCTGCAGCAGCGACGCGCCGAGGAGCAGCTCAGCGCGCAGGAGCGCCTGGATTCCCTGGAGCGCGAGCGCCAACTGATCCTGGAGATGGCGCAGTCAGGCGAGATGCCGGAGCCTGCGGCTACCGCGGCATTGGAGTCAACTTTCGCCGAGATGCAGAGGGCGAAGGAAGAACTGGCGGCCCAGGACCGGGCGGCCTTCGAGGAGCGTCAACGCCAGCACGCGGAGACGCTCAAACAGATCGAGACCGAGCAGAAGACGCTGCGCGACCAGCTCTCTCAAACAGGTGGGCGAATCGTGCAGATCGCGCAGCAAGTCTTCGATGGTTTGCAGCAGCGGCTCCAGGCACTGGCTTCGGTGAAGCTGCAACCGGCGTTGGCAACGGGCGGGCTACCGGGTCCGGCGCAGGGCGCACCGCGCACCTACAATTTCTACATCGGCGGGCGGCAAGTGGCTGCCGGAGCGGACATCAGCCGGATCGCCGACCAGCTCGCGGAGGTGCTGGAACGCGAGCACACCTACGCGAGGGATTGATTCTCCTTCGCCAAGTCGAAGACGCTCCATAGCCTTGGCGACGGAGCGGCTACGGAGAACAAGGCGATGGCTGCCTGTTATATGAGCAAGCCTGACGATACCGAGAAGACGTATCTCGACGAGGACCCGTCCTCCTATGACGACGGGCCGGCGGAGCGGCGAGCATCCTCGCACGCCACCTTCGGCGGCAGCCGCGTCTGGCAGGACTTCGGGGCGAAGGACGTTGACCGGCAGATCAGGCTGCGGACGGACTGGATGACACAGACGACGCTGGACGCGCTCAAAGCCAAGTTCGCCCAGGCGGCCATGGTCTGGAAGTGGCTGGATCACAGGGGGCATGAATACCGTGTCTTCTTCCGAGGGCTGAATCCGGAGCGCATCCGGGGGCACGACGCCTACCGGGTGGAGATGCTGCTGGATGTGGTGCAGGTGGTCGTCTGAGGAGCGGACTGCCCGACACAGGGCGACGTGCGGCGAAACGCGGGCTACGTGAGAGAGGGAGACGATGGCGAAGCAGGTCACGAAATACGAGAGCGACGGCGTAACACCAGCCGCTGCGTCCTATGATGAGGGCAGCGTCCTCGACGGCGCGCAGACCACGCCGCGGCGCATCTGGTGGAAGAACACCTCCACCGCCTCGGAGATCCTGCAGAACTGCCGCTTCCGGCGGGTGCAGAGCGGGGCAAACGACGGCCTGAACTTCCTCCAGACTGCCCAGGACGTGCCCCTGAGTCCTCCCGGCGCGCTGACGCTGGCCCTGGCCGCCGGAACCGAACTGGGCATCGGCCTCTACCAGTATGCCATCACCTTCGTAACCGCCAACGGTGAGACGACTCCTGGGACGCAGGCACAGATCACAACTACTTCCGGAAACCAGCGCGTGCAGCTCAGCAATATCCCTATCGGGCCAAGCGGCACGACCGCGCGGAGAATCTACCGCAGCGCAGTCGGCGGCGGGCAGAAGAAGCTCGTCACCACCATCGCCGACAATATAACGACAAGTTATCTCGACCAGATCCCCGATGCGAGTCTGGGGGCGAATGCTCCGACGCTGAACACCTCCGGGTCGCCGGGGACCTGGCAGACCGCTAATATCACCATCGGCAGCATGGCCGTGGGCGACTACGCTCCCTGCTGGATGCGCTACAACGTGCCGGGCGGGACCAGTCAGGTAGGCAATCCACGACGCGCCTACGTGCAGTTCGAGGAAGCTTGATGCTTGGACTGACTGACCAACTGGAACTCCTCGTTTCGGTCATCCCGAAGTTGACCGACCAGGTGCGCCTGGATGTGCAGGTGTTCCACGACCGGGTGACAGATGCGGTGCTGCTGGAAGCTAACGTGACTCCGAAGGTGACCGACGGGGTGCTCTTACTCACGAACGTGGTGAACCAGAGCTTCGAGGCCGGCGCGCAGGCGAAAGTGCTCGCGCCGACGGCAGAAGTGACTTTCCTATAAATGGCGATCACTGTCAAACCGACAACCTGTGAGATCGACTCCCGCCTGGGGAACCTCGCGGACTCGCTCGACCTCTCCCTGGTCGAGGAGGACTCCGCCGGGCCGGCTTCGCCTGTCGCGCAGGCCTGGCGCACCCTCAACCAGGGCGACCTGATCCGCGTGCGCCTGGGGCTGAATGGCTCCGGGCTGCTCGACTACGGACTGTTCCGCGTGGACGAGTGCGCGCTGGAGGCGACCGAATCCTCTTGGCGGGCGCGCATTCACGGACGGGACAAAGCGGCGCTGCTGATCGAGGAGCGGGCGCAGGAGGGATATGGCTTTGGCACCTGGCCGGACGACGAGCCGAAGGAATACACCTACCCTTCGGCGCGCAGCCTGGCGAAGAGCATTGCGGCGCGCGTGGGCCTCGGCCTGATCTGGGACGCCCCCAACTACACGCTCACCTCGTTCACCCTCCAGCCCGAAGAGTCGGCAAGCCAGGCGATCTCCCGGCTACTGGAGCCACTTCGCGCGGGCAGCCGCTACTACACCGACGCCTGTGTGGACGGAGAAAACCTGGTAGTGCGCCGGCGCGGCAATGGCCCGAACGAAGGAACGATTGACTGCTCCCTGGGGCAGGTCAGAAGCATCCGACGGGCGCGGCAGCCATCGGTGGGCGAGGTTAAGGTCCATGGCGCGACCTATGTCTACGCTACCACCTACGAGCACCAGACGAAGGAGTCTAAAGCCGGTTCAGGTGAGACCGGCGAGGGCGAGCCGCAGGCCAGCGTGCGCATCGTGGAGGACTCGCCCACTCACCGCGTGGTGGAGACCGGCATTGTCCAGGGCAACGGCGAGTTCGTCGTGATCACCAGGGAGACCGAAGACCTCACCTATGAGGACGTGACAGACGCCGAGGGCCACTGGCTGGGGCGGGTGCTGAAGAAGAGCGAGGTGCTGGAGGAGCGCGATCTGCACACCGACAAGCCGAAGCGCTCTCGTAAGAAGATCAGCTTCGGCTATGACAGCCAGTGGCGGCTGGTGCTGCGAGACGAACGCACCAGTGAGTATCAGGACGACGGCACGCTGAAAAATACCAGCCATGTGGTCACCCGCTTCGAGCAGATCACTCCCACTGACGTGCGCACCGTCACCACGGAGTTCAAGGTCGCCGCCGACGGCACCGAGACGGTGAAGAAGGGCTTCCCCAAGTGGGAGCAGGCACCGGGTGTGCTGCAGTCCAGCATCCGCCAGGCTCCTGACCCCGAGGGGAAATGGGATGAGAAGCCCGACGGCAGCGCCCCCGACAACTCCAAGAAGACCGAGTACACCTCGCAGTACCAGGGCAGCGCGGATGGCGGCGGGAGCATCCCAAGAGTCTATCGCAACGAGAACCTGGTGGGCAGCACGATCTGCCAGACCATCGCCGACGACCTGGCGGCCGAGAGCGGCAAGTGGCTCTATTCGGTGAGCCTTTTCTGGCCGCGCCCGTTCTCCTATCGCAAGGGCCAGAAGGTGACTCTCACCAACCTGCCCGGCGTCTGCCCTGACCTGATGGACGCAATCATCGTCGGCGTGCGCACCCACTACGACGAGGGCGCCGGCATGTGGGCGCATGATGTGGAGTTCGAGTGCTGGAGGGATTCGTGAGTCGGCTGTCCTCCATAGTGCAGCGCATCCTGGCAGCGCACCGAACTTGCGGTTGGGGCAGAGTTGCTCAGGTGCCACGACCCGGTGAGGCGCGCCTGGAGAATCGCAACGAGCGGGTGCTCGTGGCCGGCAACGCCGCGCCCGCAGTCGGCGAGCACGTTCCCTGGCTGCGCCTTGACCGCGGCACGCTGGTGACCACCCGCAACATCCGGCCCCGGCCGCCTCTGGTTCTTCCACCGGGGAAGGCGCTGCCAACCTGGACAGGCGAGTGGGGGCGCGTCATCACTTCGTCGTTCGACAACGGGCAATACGATAACGCCTCCCCCTGCTGCGCGGCGGACAGCGAGGGGCACGCGTGGACGGCAGTCTGCGAGTCAGTGGGTGACGTCTTTCGCCTGCACTTTTATCGCGGCGACAAGGACAACCTGCTCTCGCCGGGAGGCTGGATCAGCAAAGGTCACATCGACTTCCCCTACATCGGCGATCCCTACTACCGCACCAGCGGCCCGGGCTGGAGGACGCCTTGCCTGCTGGTGGACGACCAGGACAACCTCTTCGCCTGGTGGCACCGACAGTTCCTCTGGGAAGCAGGGCAGCAGACTGCGAATGCGCTCCAGGGAGTGAAGGGCGCGATCAATCCCGACACCAGCGCGCTCAGTCTGGACTCGCCGGTTGATCTCGGCCTGCCTTACGTGGACGGCTTCGGGCCGGGCTACACTCCGGACTACAACGGCCTGCAGATCGCCCCGGACGGCTTCCTCTGGCTAATCACCTCACCGAAGGTGACGGTGCAGACTCCAACCGTGGACTTGCTCTACGGCGATGATCTCCTGGTGGGCAACTACCGCTACGCTCTCGCTTACCAGTCGGCGAGCAGCGAGCTGGGATGCGGTTACTACCGGCAAGTGACGACTCGCGCGCAGGCCGCTCTCCCCGGCGCGCCCAGTCAGTTCTCCAATCCGAACGTGGGCACATTCCAGGCCGGCTACCACTACTTCAAGGTGACCTTCTACAAGAGCGATGGCAGCTCAGGGGATGGCGAGACCACGCCAGGCAGCTATGGACCCTATAACCTGCCGGCGAACAACCGCTCCATCCGCATGGCGATTCCCCGCTCGCTGCGCAACGGCGGGCGGAAGGTCTACTATGCGACCTCCGCAGGAGGCCCATACTACCTGATCCACACGCAGCCAGACTGGAACACCGACTATATCGAAGTGTTCAACCCGGTCTCCAGTGGACCGCAGCCGCCGGCCGCGAACACCCTTCCCGCCAAGCGCACGCGTGTCTGGAACGTTGACCAGGGGCCGCCGGGAGCCACCGCACGGCGTATCTATCGCACCCAGGCCGGCGGTAGCGTCTATGGCCTGGTGCACACTGTCAACAACAATCAGAACGACGAGGAGTGGGTTGACGATACGGGCGACTCCATCGGCGCGCCTCCACCGAACAATCCCACGAACCAGTCCTATCGCTGCCTGGCAGTAGGGCGCTCGAACGCGCCGCGCTCCTGGGCGAGTGGGGTGACCTGGGAGAAGGTCTTCGGCTGGTATCCCTGGTCGTGGCTGGGAGATCGCTGCGGCATTGTGGCACTCGGCGTCGGAGTGGCCGCCGTGGTCTACCAGAACACTTCCTGGGGCCTCTCGGCTCGCCGACGTACCACCGGCGGCGTCTGGGGTGACGAGGTCAATCTGGCTACCGAGAGCGGCCGCAGTTTCCGCCTGGGAACCATCTTGCTCCACGAAGGCGAGGCCCATCTTTGTTTCCTGGAATCCGGCGGCTATCCCAGCCTTGATGAGTGGTACTACGCGCCGCTCTCAGTCAGCGACGACGGCATCAGCATTGGCAGCCCCGTGCTTGCAGGCGACGGTTGGCCCTACAGCGAGGAGCCGCCGCGGCTGTCCTGGGACGAAGACCAGGAAGTCATGGTGATGCACGGTGGCGGGTTCAACGACTACTGCCACATCTTCAACGTCGACGAGGGCGAGGTGGAGAGCGGCGGCGATGATCTCTCCACTGCTGGCGCAGACACCTCGTGGTGGACGGCTCCGTACCGCGTTCCCGGCCCGAGACTGTGGGGTCTCTTCATTGACTGGGACGGCTATCACGGGGCCGTGGAGTGGACACCTGAATGAGCAGACTCTATTCCGCAATCAAGCGTCTGGCGCAGAAAGGCGACCGCGCCGCGATTGGGACTGTTGCCGGCTACGCGGGCGGCGGCCGTTACCGCGTGCAGGTGGCGGGAAGCGAGTATGAAGTCCCGGCCGCCGGGGATGCGCAGGCGATGGACGGACAGAGCGTGGCTCTGCTGGTGAGCGGCGAGACCGGAAAGCCCATCGCCATGCTCGGCCCGGTGAGACAGACGGGAGCGTGAAGTGGCAAGCCAGCAGATCCTGCTGTCAACGAAAGCGGCGGACATCCAGCAGGGCCAGCCGGACTACAACCACGGCAGCCATGCCGATATCGCGGTGCGCTGGCACGCCACCATTGCCAACTACCACTACCGCGCTCTGATCGAGTTCGACCTGGCGCTGCTCAGCCCGCAGCAGGCCTCCCAGATCGTCCAGGCGCGCCTGCGCGTGAGCTTCAACGGGGCGCTCAACAACCACAGCGACGCCGCCTACAACATCTCTTGCCACCGGCTGACCGCTGCCTGGGTCGAGGCACAGGTCACCTGGAACAGCAGGCAGACAGGAACGCCCTGGGGCAGCGCAGGCGGCGACTTCGTTTCGCCCGCGGTGGTAACCATCTCCAGCCCTGACAACCCCAGCGGCTGGGCGACCGACTACCTCGACATCACGCAGTTACTCAAGGACTGGCTGAACGGCACCTACCCGAACTGCGGCGTCATTCTCAAGTGCGAGGTGGAGAGCGACCTGAAGTGGAGCATCTACGAGTCGGACGATTCCGCTCAGGGCGAGCAATACAAACTAGCCCTGGTGGTTGATTACCTGGCCCCGCCAGCAGCTCCGTCGGGTCTCTCGGCGACGCCCAATGGCGCGAACCGGATCGACCTTTCCTGGACTGACAACTCCAACAATGAGACAGGCTTCAAGATACAGCGCAAGTTGGGGGCAGGCGGCACCTGGAGCCAGATCGATACGGTGGGGCCGAACGTCACCAGCTTCACGGACACGGCGGTCATGGGCAACGCCACCTACTACTACCGGGTCTGCGCCTACAACGCGGACGGCGATTCGGCGTGGAGCAACGAGGCCAACGCCACTGCGATCCAGGCTGCGCCCACCGCCCTCTCGGCCACGCCGTCGGGCTTGACGGTCGACCTGGCGTGGACGGACAACGCTACCGACGAGAGCGGCTACAAGGTGGAGCGGAAACCGGAAGGCGGGGCCTATTCCCAGATAGGCACGGCCGGGCAGAACGCCACTTCCTACGCGGACGAGGGCGTGTCGCCCGGCACTTACTACTACCGCGTCAGGGCCTACAACGACTACGGCAACAGCGCCTACAGCAACGAGGCGAGCGCGACCGTTCAGGCCTTGGCTGACAACCTGGCGGACATCACGACGCTGATCCGAAGACGAAGGAGATAACGCATATGCCCACCTATCACGAGAGCGTCACGAAGAACGGAGTCTCCCAGGCGGCACTGGAGGTCATCCTTCCGCCGCGCGACCTCGGGGAATATCCGATGAAGACGATCACCCTCAACAACGCCGCTGGTGGTGCGGCGCTGGCCGATGCGAAGATCGAAGTCGGCCCCACGGCAAGTGGCCCCTGGCTGGCCGAAGATCTGACGGGAACGGGGATTCCTACCCTCGCGCCCGGGGCGAGCGCGGCCTACCGCATGACGAAGGTTGATCGCTGGCTCCGGGTGCAGGCGAAGGCCACCGGAGCAGGCTGCAATCTCACTGTCTATCTCGACGCTGTGGGGTAGATCGATGGTCGAGTATCTCAAGTACGGTGCGACGGGGTTGATCGCCGTCATCATCCTGGTGGTGATGGTGCCGGTCATCCGCGCCTTCATCGAGGAACTCAAGGAGAGCCGCCGCGAGCGCCAGGAGATGAGAAAGGAGCACAACGACTTCGTCATCAACCACGCCCGCCATACCACCGAGGCCCTGCTCCAGGTGAAGGACGGACTGGAGCAGGTGTGTCGTCGGCTCAACGGTGAGAAAGAATGAAGCCCTGGAAACCAACGAAAGCAGCCCACCTGCTGGTGCTTGCGCTCAAGGAAGTCGGCAAGCCGTATGTGCTCGGAAGTGAGGGACAGCCGGAAGAATCACTTCGCACCTGGGACTGCTCCGAACTGGTGCAGCACTTGCTCGCCCAGGTCGGCGTCATGCAGGTGACGGATTCAAAGGGGCGAGTCACTAACATCGCCGCGTTCGACGGCGCTGGCTTCCAGTGGGAGCGGACGCGCTCAATTCCCTTTGAGGCCGGTGTGAAACTCCCTGGCGCTCTGCTCTTCATACAGTCGGCCTCCGCCTACCCGCGCAAGCCCCACAAGATCGGTCACGTGGCGATCTCGTTGGGAAAGAGCTACATCCTGGAGGCGCGCGGTCGCGCCTATGGCGTGACCATCGGGCCAGTCCGACCCTCGTTCAACCTCGCCAGCAAAGTGCAGGAGCTGTACGCCCCAGCAGTGCTGGGGTGACTTCACAGCCCGAAAGGGCAGAAGGGAAGAACAGAATGTGGACGTGGATGAAGTACCTCTATCTCGCCATCCGGTTGGGGACTCTCTGGGAGAACCTCAGGGGCATCCGCTCGGGCGACCCTTCAACCACCAGCGAGTCCTACCAGCCGGCCGCGGCCGCCATCCTGGATGATCCTGGGGTGCAGCGGTGGCTGGGCCGGCTCTCGCCAGAGGAGCAGGCGCGCTTCACCGAGGGCCTGCCGGTCTTCGTCTGGGGGCTGGACGCGCTCACCGAGTAGGGCAGCCGCGGCAGAATCAGGAGGACAGGCCCCGCTAAGCCGCGGCGGGGTCTTTCTTTCTGCCTCACCCCCTCAGAAACCACTCACTTCGGCCTTGACTTCCTTGGCGAACAGCGTGATTCATGTGTCGCCCGGACGGAACGGGCCTCAGAAAGGACCACGGGTTCTGGCGAATTGCAGGCATGACTCACATGAGCGGCGAGGAGCCGCCAGAAAGTAGGGACGGCAAGAAGATGGGTCAGAAGCAGATAGCAAGCAGCAAAGCGGAAGCTTACCGATTCGGTTGTGAGATAGAGTGCTTCCTGCCCGATCAGGCGATCAGGGATCTCCGCATCAGCATCGGCGCCTATCACCACGGTCACCCGCTGCCCTCGCCCTTCCCGCAGGGCTGGACAGCGGAGGGTGATGGCAGCCTGCGCACCGACCGCCGCGGTTACGTGCCCGTCGAGATTGTGAGCCCGATACTCCAGGGGCGTGCCGGAATCGAGCAGGTCAAGCAGGTGGCGCAGACGCTCAAGGGCCTGGGGGCAGTCGTGAATACCACAGCGGGGCTTCACGTGCACTGCTCAGCGGAGGCCGTCGCCGGCGAGAGCTTCACTAAGGTCGCCGAGTGGGTGGCCAAGCTCCTCTACCACGTGGCGATGCACGAGACGGCGCTCTATGCCTCCACCGGAACCCACCGCCGAGAGAACGGCGGCTATGCCCGCAGCATCAAGGCGCAGAAGAACGCCGCCGATAGGGTGCGCCGCGCTCCCGATACTCGCAAGCGGGAAGCGCTCCAGGATGCAGTCTACGGACTGGCTCGCTATCACACGCTCAACCTCACCAACCTCTTCACTCGCAAGGCCACCGTCGAGTTCCGCCACGGTGCCGGGACGGTCGAGTGGACGAAGATGGTGGCCCACATCCAGATGGCGCTCGCCCTCTGCGAGCGGGCCACCGAGACCGCGAAGATGGACTGGGACGCCCTCGCCAGCGAGCGCACCTACCACGTAAGGGGCAAGGGCCTGCGGGAACTCAACCGGTTCTTCTACCTGGCGGGCTGGACGCTGGGCCGGCGGGATGTGGGCAAGCCGCAGGTGGAGATGGCCGGCTGGATTGCTGACCTGGCTGACCTGAAGCCGGTGAAACGGGAATTGAAGCGGCTCGCGCGCCGGTATGATTCTGCGGCGACGGAAAGGGCGGCCTGAGATGTGCGGGGTCTTCGGATTCGCAGGCACCCTGAGCCGCCGCGAGTGGGCGCTCGCCCATCGCCTGATGGTGGAACTCGCGATTGCCTCCGAGGAGCGCGGGACAGACGCGGCCGGCTTCGCCGCTCTCACCGCCAGCGGCGAGCTCCTCTGGCAGCGGCAGCCAGGGCCGGCGCGGCTGCTCTTCCGGGGCAAAGAGTTCGCTGCGCTCCGGCGCAGGAGCGTGGTCGTGGCCATCGGCCACACGCGGCTCGCCACTACGGGAGCGCCCGCAGTCAACGGGAATAACCACCCTCATCTGGCAGGTGACTTCCGCGGGGGGCGGGCGTGGGCGGTCGTGCACAACGGATTCATCCCGCTACACGACCGCAAGGCGGCCGCGCTCGGCATTCGCCTCAAGTCCCAGTGCGACTCGGAGATTCTCGCGCAAGTCCTCGACCGCTACGGCGAGGCGGAAGGGCCGGACGTGTGCTTGGCCCTCGGTGGCAAGCAGTCCGTACTCGCCATCAACGGCACTGCCCACGCGATGCTTGCCTGGACGAACGGGGAGATGCCCCTGGTCGCCTTTCGCGTCGAGGATATGCCCGCTGTCTGGTGGGCGTCCACGGAGGAGATAGCGGAGAAAGCGCTGTGCGAGGCGGGGCTGCTGGCGAGCTTCGCACGGGTCGAGCCGGGCGTGGTCTATCGCCTGGAAGCCACGACCGACCTGGCATGGGAGGGGCTGTGATGCGGGAGTTTCTGTATCACGGGACAACGGAGGGCGCGGTGAAGGCGATTCTGCAGGACGGAATCATGCCGCGCCGCGGCGAGCGGCCAAGCACATGGGGCACCGTGCCGTCGGCCCCTGACCGAGTATACCTGGCCGAGGGATACGCACCCTATTTCGCGGCCGCAGCCGCGGCGGAAGGCGAGCGGCACGCGCTGGTAGAGGTGAGGCTGGCTGCCCTGGACGAGCGCCTGCTGCGACCCGATGAAGACTTCATCGCCCAGGTGCTCAAACGACAGGAACCGGGTTGCCGCGAGATGTCCTGGGCTGACCTCAACCGCCTGGTGTTGTCGCTTGGGCGATGGGACGGGCTTTGGAAGGAGTCCCTGCAAGCCCTGGGAACCTGCGCCTACGCCGAGACGATTCCGACCGAGGCCATCAGCCGTGTCGCCCTTTATGACCCGGCTGACAACCCCCAGATGGCGATGGCGGCGCTGGACCCGGCGATCTCCGTGCTCAACTGGCAGCTATGCGCCGAGAAATACCGGCTCCTCACACGTTGGCACATGGGCGACGAGTTGACCTTGGATGAGTGGCTGGAGGTGGAACCGGGCTTGAGGTCTCTTCTCGGGGAGGAGCACGTGTCGCAGATTGCTGCCGCGCTGAGGCGCCAGAGGATTGAGGTGAGGTGGAACCGATGACTGCTACCCAGGCAAAGGAACGCATCGAGCGGCACCTGCTCGGCAAGGGCTACAGCCGCAAAGAGGGTCAGAAGCACACCTATCTCGTCCACCCTGACGGGTCGGCGCGCTACATGCTGACCAGCCGCACGATCAAGCGCCAGAAGCGCTTCGAAGACGGCTGGGTGAACGTGAGTCGCGCCGCCTCGCTCATCGAGGTGGCCAGGAGGTTGGGAGAGTGATGTGGGTCGAGCCGATGGGCAGCGACAACCAGGGCGAGGACAAGCGGCACCCCGATGAAGCCTTGTGGCGACGCATTCGAGAGGCCATCTACAAGGCCGTGTACGCGGTCTTCAAGCCGCCTCCACCGGACGTCATCGAGAAGATAGAGGACGTCCTCGGGAGAGCGGAACGCGAGTGGAAGAAGGAGGAAGAAGAGCAATGCCAAGACGAAGCCAACGGGAAGCAGTAGCAGAGAGGGCGGAAGCCCGGCTGGAGGAGCAGCGTCAGCGTCGTCGGGAAGCGGCGCAACGAGGCGCACAGACGCGCCGACAACGGCGCGAAGCGCAGGCAGCCGATCCACAGCCGCAGGGCGGGGCCGAAAGCCGCACACAGGGGCACGTGGCCCGCCGTTCGCGGCCCCGTGCGCACCCCGACCTTCTGACGGTGGCAATCCGCGGCCACTTCGCCGAGCGAATGCGGGCACTGTCCGAGAGCAGTGGGATGAGCCTGGCGAAGATCCTCAAGGACGCCCTGCTCGTCTACGAGCGCGAGGTCGAGGGCGGCTATGAACCAGGCACGAGCCTGCGGAGGTGGCAAGAGAACGCGGCAGAGGGCGGAGAGCAAACATAGCAGTGCTACATCCGCTTGGAACTCACCGGGTTTCCGGTGGGCCCTCGTCATGGAGGCAAGACGTAGACTGTGAAAAACTGTGATGGATCTGCGATATCGGTAATTAACTGAAATTAACTGATCTACTCTTGACAAAACTGTGCTTCTCTAGGATAATACGCCAAATACTGGAGAACACTATCGTGAACTTGGCCTCTGCAATGGGCAATGGGCCTGAGCTGCTGACCGTTAAGGAGGCAGCTGATCTGCTGCGAATGAACCCGAGCTACTTGGCGAGTCGGCTCGCGGCTGGCGAATATCCAGTAGAGGTAGCGTTTCGAGTGGGCCGTACTTGGCGGGTGGATCGCGCTCGCCTGCTAGAGTGGTTCCAGAACCGAGAGCAGCTCAGGCGACGCGCCGGCAGTAGGAAGGCTACAGCTGCGGCTCCTTCTCTTGCCAATATGGCGAACGGCAAGCGTAGGAGGCGGGCATGAGGGTCCTTCTTGTTGAGCCTGAGTATCGGCGGTTGTCTGCCTCGAAAAAGCGACTTGCTTCGGAGCCCTGCGTTGCGCCTTCCGTAGATGCGCGTGAGTCGCGAGACGACGAAACCCTCTGGTACCCCCCTTTGGGTCTGATGAAGCTCTCCCGATTCCACAAGGACCGCGGCGATGAAGTGCGCTTCGCGAGCGGCTGCGATCCGAGCATCGCCGTACAGCAGACTCTTCTCTCTCCGCCGGCGTTGTGGGACAGAGTCTACATCACCACCCTCTTCACTTACGACTTCGCTAAGATCGTGGAAACCATCAAGTTCTACAAGAACGCCGTAGGAGGAACCTCTCATCGGGTTTACGTCGGTGGCATCATGGCATCACTCATGCCGGACGCCGTGTATGAGGAGACCGGCATCTATCCCATCACCGGAGTATTGCATTCGCCCGCGCCTCTCGGTCTAGATGACGACGTTGACATCGACGCGTTGCCGCCGGACTACGACATCGTCGACCCCCGCCTATATGCCGTCAATGACACTTATTACGGCTACACATCGCGAGGGTGCGTTAACACGTGTCCCTGGTGCGGAGTGCCGAAGGTCGAACCTGAGTTCGTTCCCTATATTGATATCAAGCCGGTCATCTGGGCGCTGCGAGCTCGGTACGGCGACAAGGCCAAGCTCAAGCTGATGGACAACAACGTACTGGCCTCACCGGCACTAGAGCAGATCGTGGCCGACCTTCTGAAACTCGGCTATGGCAAGGAGCAGTACACGGACACCGAATCCAAGAGGGCTAGGGTCATCGATTTCAACCAGGGCTTGGACGCCACGTTCATCACCGAAGAGCGGATCAGGCTCTTGGCACAACTGAACATCAAGCCGGTACGGATAGCGTTCGACCGGGTCAGGGAGAAAGCGACTTATATGCGCGCGGTGGAGCTTGCACAGAAGTGCGGCTTCACGCAGTTCTCGAACTACATGCTCTACAACTTCGATGACTCCCCACGGGATCTATATGAGCGGCTCCTCGTTAACATCGGCATCAACAGGCAGTGGTTGGGTGAGGACGGTAACCGAGCAGGCGAGATCTATAGCTACCCAATGCGATATGCCCCGATAGATGAAACAAACGGCTCTAAGACAAGGGAGCGCCGCGATCATGTCCCTGCGGTGATGACAGAATCACGAGACTGGTTGCAGAACCCTGCGTGGACAAGGCGGTTCATTCGGAATGTCGCGATCATGACGGGTGCTGCGCACGGTGCCATTTCCCCGACCCCAAGCCTCGCACTCCGCACCATTGGTGAGTCATTCGAGGAATTCGTGGCGAATCTCTACATGCCAGAGGAGCTTCTGCGGAACAGGAACAAGCACGAGCGCCGGCTCTATGAACATGAGCCAACTCGTGAGCCAGGCACTGGGCTGGTAGAGGGATTTCGTCAGTTCATCCTGCGCCTACTAGCCAAGCAAGGCGACGTTTTTCGTGCCTTCCATGAGGCGGTGTCGGAAAACCGCGCTGAGGCCGTAAAGCGCTATCGGAACGAATGCACGGACGAAGAGACTCGGAAATGGCTAGATCTGTACCTGAAGAGATAGGAAAACCGATTCCGGTTCGGGGGACCCTTGGAGCCCAGCTCCTGGAGGTAGTCACTGCCGGGATGTATAGTGACCCCAGGATGATTCTCAGGGAGTACATTCAGAACGCGGTGGATTCGCTTGACCTAGCAGAGGAGAAGGGTGTGATTGGGTCGACCGAGGGGATTGTCGACATTCGCCTGGAGGGGCAAGCGAGGACAATCACGATCGAGGACAACGGCCTCGGAGTCCCCCTCGATGAGCTGTCCGAAAGGCTGGGCAGCCTTGGGCGCAGCGAGAAGGAGGGTATGAGGTGCAGAGGCTTTCGAGGGATCGGGCGACTCGGCGGCCTGGCCTACTGCGATGAGATCAGATTCGAGACCAGAGCGGACCGTGATCGGAAGATTGGTATTGTAACCTGGGACGGTGTGGCTACCAGGGAGTTGATTCGGGAGACTCGAGGCAGGGGCAGGCTCGCCGACATAGTGCAGCGTGTCGCCAGCACATATGCTCGAAGGCCGTCCTCCGCTGATCCGTCGCGCTTCTTCCGCGTCACGCTTTCGAAGGTGCGGCCTTTTCATAGTGACGATTTGATGAACCTACACCGAGTGCGGGACTATCTCTCGCAGGTCGCACCTGTCCCGTTCGACCGAGAGCGATTCCGGTTTGCGGACGCGATAGACGAGCGGCTTAACGACCTTCCTGGGTATCGCAGCTATGAGATCCGCGTCAATGACCGCCGGATATGCCGACCATATAGCGATCAAATCCCGGTGAACGATGCGCGCACTGAGCGAATCCAGGCGGTTGAGCAAATGGATTTTGAGGGAGCCGATGGAAGGCTGATGGGTCGCGGCTGGTACGCGATCACCGATCTCTGCGCTGCCTTCCCCCCTAGTCTGATCGCGCGCGGTATCCGAATGCGGCAAGGCAACATAGGAGTCGGTGAGGAGTCCTTCCTGGAGCACTGCTTCACCGAGCGGCGCTTCGCCGCCTGGCACATCGGCGAGATACACGTGGACACAGGCATCCGGCCAAACGCCCGGCGCGACGGTTTTGAGCACTCGGCGGATTACGAGCGGTTCCTGGAACAGGCGCGAGTATTGGGGACTCACCTGAGTGCCCTATGCAGACGTTCATCCAAGAACAGAAGCATGGTCCGAACCGTGGGCGCACGACTCCTTGAACTCGAGCGGCAGGTCAGCGCAATGTTGTTCCCTAACCAGACACACTTGGAGTCGTTTCTGACCGGCTTCGACCGGTGCCTGCTCGACCTAGAGACGCGCATGGGAACGCTTGATGTAGACCATGGCTTGCGCGACCGTCTGCGCAGATTGAGGCGCAGGGCGGACGACATCCGTCGATGCCCAAGATACCTGTCGGACTCGCTCGACCGCCGCAAGCTCCGTCAGCTAGAGCCGGCCGAACTGCTGAAGCGGATCAGCGAGTCCATTTTGGCCGATCCGGCCAACGGCCTTGCATCCAAAGAGCTGCTGAGGACCATACTGGACCCGTATCTGAAGCCGTCTCTCCGAAGGCGGCTCCGTCACTAGGCGACCGCTGGCATCTACGCGAATCTGGAGAGGAGCTTAGCTACGGCATCCCTGATCTTCTTCAACTCATAGATGCACTTCTTCAGATGATCCTCACTCATCTCGTGAAAGTCGTCTCTCGTGTCCGGGTCACATATGTGATCGCGGAATTTCTTCAGTCTCTTCACCCATTCGTTCGTCGCTCCGCGACTTACCGCCCGCTCGTAGCACCTCTCGAGACTCCCCTTTGTTCCGATGAAGGTCGCGAGGGTCTTGCCCCCTGCACGACAGATGGCCGTGACCTTTTCCCGAACGTCGACTGCTCGGGGTATCTCACCTGACTTTATCTTCTGGACGATCACCTTATCGAACGTTGGCTCTGTCCTCCGCGCCCTCCTGATGTACTGGGACTTCAGGAGTTCGTCGTAGTAGCTCCATCTCGAGACGTCATTGTCGCCATGTTCCCTCATGTAGGAATAGACCATAATCAGGTGCGACACGAGCTTGGCTGAGAGGCCCATCTCCGATGCGATTCTCGATGCATCAACGCCATGAACCTTACAGCGGCGCCACAGGTAACCGGCCTGTTCGTACGGAGCCCAGTCTTTGCGACCGATTATGTGATACTCGCCCAGTAGGGCGAACACAACGTCGTCGCTCACGTCGGAGGGCAGGAGCTTCACCTTGATCTTGCCCCACTTGATCGGGTCCCCTTTAGCCAGCACCCGATAGGCTGCTAGTCGGCTGTTCCCTTCGAGCACGACGAAGTCGCCATCCCTGACCAGGACCGGGTCGGTTAGGCCACCGTTAGCCTTGATTGACTGGACCAACGCCTTTACATGGTCCACCGAGCTCAAACGCCGCTCGATCTCAGCCTGTGATGCCTCCTCCTCTCCGTTGAGTATGGAGTAGACTCTCGGGTTTTCAGTGTAGAATTGCAGTTGGGTCTGGCGCATGTGCCCGCACCGGACTACAATCTCCTGGTTTGCTATCGTAAGCGAATCCTCAATCCATTGGACTCTTTCCATCACGGCTCATTCCCCTTGTTCAATGTTCAGAATCTCCCGGAGAACATGGCCGAAGTCATAGGACATCTGGCTCTGATAGTACTCCAGCGAAATGTCCCCTTGTGCCAATTGCGCCGCTAGCTGCTTGCTGTGAAGCAGAACGTCGACCCACTCGTCTATGGAGTCCTGCATAATTAGGTTGGTGACATAGCAGGTCTTGCTCTGCGATATCCTGTGTATCCTGTCCTGGGCCTGCAAGTAGTCGTCCAGGCCGAAAGTCCGGTCGTAAAAGATCACGTGGTTGGCGACGGTAAGCGTGAGCCCCTCTCTTGCGGCGCCAGGCGTGGCAACGAGAACTCGACAGGCGGGTTCGGAGGTAAACCTATCGATGGCCCGATTCCTGGTCTGCAGTGCCAGCTTGCCGTGAACCCGACAGGCTCCGTACGAGCGCATGTACCGGGCTAGCCAGTCCGCGTTCTCCGTGAATGATGTCCATACGATGCACTTCTCACCGGACCTGACCACTCGCTCGACTTCATCACACAGCGGAGCCAGTTTGCCCGGCTCCGCCGAGTAGCTGTCATCGATCAATCGCGGGTTCGAGGCGATCTGGACGAGCCGAAGGATACGCTTCAGCAGATCCTCTGACTTGTCCTCGGCAGGAATGCCGTCTCTGATGACGCTCGCTCGGAGGGTGTCGCGGACCTGGCGGTAGAGGTCATACTGATATGGTTCCCACGCAGTTGTGGTGGAGCGGAAGACTTTCTCAGGGAGATTCACCAAGCCGCTGCTCTTGACCTCCCTCACTGAGAACGCCGAGATCATGGCGAACAGCTCACCCAGGCGTTCTTCGAATCGCCGCTGCCCCACCGGATCGTCAGATAGCTCGTTCGAAAGGTCAAACTCGCGCCTGAACTCGGGGAAGCTGTTCCCCAGACTGCGTCCCTGATCGAGGAACCAGATCAATGCCCAGACGTCGTAGGGTCTATTCGCCACTGGGGTCCCCGTCATCACAACTCGTCGCTTGAACAGCGGCGCTAGATCGAAGAAGCACCTGGTCAGGGCGCTGTTTGGGTTCTTGATTTTGGTCGCCTCGTCCAGGATAGCTGCGACGTTGCGCGACCTAAGGAACAGGCGAAAGCGACTCTCCTCGCTCTTCAGCACCTCATAGTGCGTGAGCATGACTCTGGCGGGGCTGTTAAACGCGTAGAAATTCGACCGTCTGTCTTGGGTTATCTGCTTGGGTTCGAGGAACGTGTGAAGGGCAAACTCTCTCTGCCAGTTGTTGAGCAGGCTCTTTTTCACGATGAACAACACGGTGTCGACCAGTTTCTTCTCAAGCCAGTAGAGCGCCACATCAATGGCTATCTTGGTCTTGCCGAGGCCCTGTTCATGGAAGATGGCCGCATATTCAAGGTCTCGTACTGCCTGGACGGCTTCCAGTTGATAGGCAAAGGCCTGCTGCCGCAGGTCTAGCGGTGGCTCCTTTTTCAGCCTAATTCGCTGCGCCATGTCCGCTCTCCGGTATGCCACGGCCCGTGACCAACATCTCTCACCCAGCAATCCGGTCCAGAACGGCAACGTTGACGCCGTCGGTATGGGTTCTCCGCTGCAAATGCGCGATCAGATTGCGTGCAGCCCTTGTCATATACCATGGGACCGCGACCACTAGAAGTGATCCGTCGTGGCAGGCACACCAGGTCAAGAACGCCATGAACTGTGCCTGCGAGTGTGGCCTCTCTAGGTCACGCGCAGTCTTCGCCTCCCCAACCAGAAAGCCTGTATCACTGGGTTTGCTCACGTAGACGTCCGGGATGTAACCGCCAAGTGCTGGTGGCCGCGAGCCGCCCTCAATGCTGCCCGAATCAACGAGGACAATCCCGGGAGCAGGCCGACACGTCTCCTGTATCCAGGAGACGATGGCAGCAACAAGGTGCCCGTGAATGCGCGATTCGCCCATAGCAGGTCAGACATCTGACTCAATATCTGCGCAAAGCTGACTCAGGCTGTCTCTGGCTTCGCGGAGCATGTCCTTCTCCTCGCCGACCGCATCTTGTCGCAGTCTCTGCACCTCAGAGTAGGGCAGATGAGCAACTCGCTTCGCTATCTCGCGGGCGAGCTGAGCCAAGGACGCTTCGGCAAGGGCGGCGTCAGCCGTGGGTGCGTCCAGGACAGTGATGGCTTCCTGAGCGCCATCCGAGAGGAAGACAGCCCGGCTCCTCTCGTTGGCAAGGATACGAGGCATCTGGCGCACTGTGTTGAGAGGGAAAATCAGCTGATCCTTCACCCAGCGTGCGAAGTCAGTGTAGCTGAAGCCCGCATCCAAGACCGCCTTCTTCACCCTAGGATTCTGCAGTTCAACGAACGCGCTGAACCGGCTGGGGTCGAACTCCGCGTCGTGAGCCAGCATCGGCCTGTAGTACCTCTCCATGTCGTGAAAGGCATCGATGAAGTCACTCACCTCTTTCTTACGTCCGCCGCAGTAGTCGACGATCTGCGCAAGGGTCAGGTGCGCCGAGTTCCGTAGGTGATCCAAGTACTTTGCCTTCGAATAGGGGTCCCACTGCCGAGGGCCGACTAGGTGCGCCTGGAGCCGTATCGCATCAATGTCGGCCGGACTCAGGCTCATGTAGACGATGGCTGGGATTTCCGCCCAAGCGCCGTCTATTCCTTGAGCGAGGAACTCGCGGTAGATGAGGACTCGCGTGTTACCCTCGATTACCGTATACTTGCCGTCCGGGTCCTGGTTGACAATGATAGGGTGAATGATTCGGCCGCATGTCTTGATAGACTCGCGGAGGCTGTGGAAAGTGGTACCGCCGTCGCCTGCAAGACTATCGCCGGCGCCGAGCGCCAGGCTCATCTGTTCCGCGGTGATATTGTCGCCGTACATCTCGATGTACTGCGCTATTCGTGGATTGGAAAGATCCAGTTCAAGCGCCGTCACGTCGAGAAGCTCATATGTGCAGACGATGTCGCTGGGCAT